AGTGTTCTACCAGCTGGCTTTTTAGTGTCTGAGTGTTCTTAGTGTTCTACCAGCTACCATGCCGCCCAAAGCATCCGAGCAATCCTCGATATTTCACGGCGACCATGCGAGCGGTATTATCATCAGCGACATCACAGCCACAAGCGCCCAAATTCCTAAGAGCAAGCGCAACTATTTTCAGAGCTCTAAAATAATACACAGCGACAAAATACCTCAGAGCATCCACGCCACCACATAACATTCAGACATTTCACCGCACAAAAAATCGCTGCCCTACCCACCCCCCCTAAGCGACCGAGCGTCTTCGCCTCGTTCGTCTATATGAACTTAGCCCCCTTAATTAGCGTCGCTCCTACGTCGCTCCATTCGTGGGCTACGCCTCGTAATGAGCGGAGTACCTCCGGAGGGTTTGGACTGACTGGGGAGGGGAGGGCTCAGTTTTAAACGCACTACACCACTCGCAATTTTTCCGAAATACGCAGAAAACAAAGCTATTTGATTTCAAAGTGTTACTATAACCTACGTACCCTCGTCCTGCTACGTACAAGGATTCTTAGTCTCAATGCCCTACCGTAGCCGGCACCCCCACACCTTTGGACGACCCACCACCCCTCTTTGTAAACCGACGCCTACCGAAAATTTTTCCGCCGTAAAATAAAAAATCCCCCTAATCGATGGGAGACGATAAGGGGGAACCAGAGGTCTTATGTATTTTATAAAGGAAGTTTATATGAAAAAATCAACAAACGTCGCTATGCTACATGGAACGCTATCGCTTGTCAACGATGTTATGATACACTAACATAACTTTAGACTAATAACTAATAAGGTAGTGCAATGCAGACAGTACAACTAAAACTTGAAGAAGACTACCACGACAAGCTCATGGCCTTTTGTAAGCGGTGTGGTGTGACGAAGGCGGATGCGTTTCGCTTTATGATTGATACGATTAACTTGGAGGGGGTAACAGATGCCGAATTTGACAGATGGTATGACACACGACCTGACCGTTGATCATAATGCAGGGGATTTACCCGACCTATCCAGTATTCTCGCGGAAATAGACTTTGATCGTAAACCCATTTCGCATGGTTCGGCAGCGTTACGGGGGGATTTTAACGTAGGCAAATGGGGTAGCTTAATCATTGAGTTGCTCGCCTATCCTGAGCAAGAAGATGCAATCCTCGCAGAGTATGGGCTAACGCCGTATCAATATGAGACGCTACGGGGTAACAAGCTATTTAGAGAAGTCTATCGTGAGGTAGAGAGTTCGCTTTCTGCGTTGGCAGGTACCAATGGGTTCCAGTTACAAGCACGACGTGTGGCGGAGCAGGGCTTAACACGCTTAGAACACATGATAAATCATGGGGAAGACAAAGACGCATTGAAAGCCATTGAGCTGTCAGCCAACCTGGCCAATCTTAACCCGGCCTTGACTGCTAAGACTAAACAGGAGAATGCCACCGTAAATACAGGGGTACAGCTCGTGGTGAACTTCGGGAATGGGTTACGTAAACCGGAGGCGTTTAATGGGTCGAATACAGTGATTGATGTAAATCCGGAGGATATAGATGAAGTTAAGTGATGATAATAAAGAAGCGTTGGTGAGCAGCCTAATCGTAGGAACGGCGTTCGGACTGTTCTTCGGGGCTTTGGTGCATTTCTATGGGAATACGACAACCAATGCCTATGTGGTAGGGGTAATCTTCGCTATCATCGGGACGTTAAACGGCTTGGTGTTGACATGGGATTTTGAGGAGGTTGAAGATGACGCTTCCTGAGATGTATTACTATGACCCACGAAAGAGTGAGAAAGAAGCCCGGATTGAGAAGTATGAGCGCGAAATAGCGTCGTTACAACATCGGATCCAAGAGTTAAGAAAACTAATTGAGAGTGAGAGAGCAAGCGCACAATGACGCAGATAGTAATGCCTATGTATAACCCGTCGCCAACGGCGGTGGAGTTCCATAACGATGATACCTTCGTACGGGGTGTGATAGCCGGCGTAGGGACAGGGAAGTCGGTGATGATGATCCAAGAGCTGTTGTTACGAGGATATTCACAAGCACCCGGTGTAGATGGGGTGAGACGTACACGCTTTGGGCTTGTGCGTGCGACCTATCCTAACCTTCGGATGACAACGGTTAAGACATTCGCCGAATGGGTAAGTCCTATGCTCGCCCCGGTGAGACAGACGGCGCCGATGACCGCGCGGTTCAGTGGTGGGTTGCCGGACGGGACGCGGTTTGATATGGAGTTCGTGTTCATCGCGTTGGAGAATGTGCAGGACGTACAGAAACTCAAGTCGATGGAGTTTACGATGATCTTCATCAACGAGGCACGAGAAGTAGCCTTCGAGGTGTATGATACTTGTAAGGAGCGTGTGGGTCGTTACCCAACACTTGATCCTGCGACCGGACGTGGGGGTTGTTCGTACAGTGGAGTTATCTTGGATAGCAACCCACCGTCGGAAGATCATTGGCTTGCGAAACTTGATTTAGACAAAGTTGAAGGGACGAAGATTTTCCACCAGCCGGCACCGTTCATTGAGGTTGAGCAACCGGACGGAACAATAGAGTATATTGATAACCCTGTGGCTGAGAACCTTGAGTATTTGAATCAGAAACCGATGGTGAATGACATACCTTGGACGTTGGAGGAGCGACGGGCGTTCGGCTATCAGTATTATCGCCGTATGTTGGCCGGTAAACCTAAGCACTACATTGATACTGAGATTATGGGTAAATATGGTAGCAACTTCGACGGTGTGCCGGTGTATCAAGGATATTGGAAAGAAGATATGGTGAGTGCTTACCAACTTAAACCAACGTTCGGGCAACCGGTGATTTTGGGGATCGATACCACAGGTCTTAATCCGGCGGTGGCGTTCGGGCAGATCGAGATGGGGACGTTGCTGATCAAGCATGAGCTACTCGCATTAGACTTGCCGTTTGTGCCGTTTGTTCGTGACGTGCTGATGCCGTTTATCGCGCAGCATTATCCGGGGTGTGATGTGGTGGCGTTTACCGACCCGGCCAACCCACGAGATAGTAACCATGGTGAGACACCGGTACAGGTGCTTCGCAAGTATGGTATACAGGCGGTTAATGCCCCGACGAATAAGTTTAAACCACGACTTGATAGCGTGATTAGCTTCTTGCAACGACGTGAAGGTTTGCTCATTGATAAGCGGTGTGAGAAAATCATCGGAGGCTTTCGTGGTGGATACCACTACCGACCATTAAAAGTAGCTGGTATTGGGAAAACGTACTCATCTGAACCTGTTAAAAACGAGTTCAGCCACCTACATGATGCTGTACAGTACCTTTGTAACGGCATAAGACACGGCACAGACAATCAACAACAGCACCGCGCAATAAAACGACCACCGTCTAAGCGCGTGTATTAGGGGATCGAATGAAGATTAAAGAAGAATTAGGGCTTGCTCAGCGCATTCATGATAGTCGCAGTGATGCTACACTTGAGATCCAAGACCACTTAGCACGGAGAGTAAAGCAGGACTTTGATGCTGCGGTGAGACATCGTAATACGGTAAGTTTTGGTGATGCTACTGCCGACGAAGTGTTGCATAGATGCTACAACCAATACTTCGGAGAAATCCCGTGCGATATTAAAAAAGCCTTTGGGAATATGCCTAGCGTCAATCTATCGCAGTTAAAAATCAGTGCGCTAAATGCGTGGCTACGTGACTTGATTTTCGGTAGCGGTGGGATTCCTTTTGCTGTAGAGCCAACGCCGGTGCCGGAACTGAGTGAGAGCATGGTCGAGGAAGTGCTGATCAAAGTCAAAGATGTGTTGTTTGGCGGACAGGGAGATATGCCTTCTACACGAGCTGAGCTACAAGAACTCATCGATAAAGAGAAGTATGCCACACGGGAGCTGATGATTGCCAAGGCAAAAGAGGCGAGTAAGCTCATGGAAACGGAGATGTGGGATCAGTGCGTCGAGGGTGGGTTTAAAAAAGCCGTGTTGAAGTTCTTGCAGGACTTTTGTATCTATCCGTATGCCGTCTTGGAAGGCCCTACGCCTGAGATTCGTACTCGCATGGTGTGGCAGGGAGATTCCTTGAAGGCGAAAGACGAAGTCATCTATGCCGTCAACCGTGTAAGCCCATTCGACTTCTTTTGGTCTCCTGACAGTACGAACGCCCAAGATGGGTCGTATGTCATCATCCGTAAACGCTACTCTAAACAACAGCTCATGAAGATGGCATCGTTACCGTCTTACATCCAAGAAAATGTGATTGCTGCGCTTGAACATTTTGCTAACCGTAATACAAGTGTAAACTGGTTAAGTCCTAATCCGGAAGAAGGCGGTAATATTATTAGCTGGGACGGTAATTCTCCGCTTGAAGTATTGAAGTATCACGGTGCGGTGAAAGGAGAAATTCTTAAAGAATATGGTGTTAAGGGCGTAGAGGATAACGAGTACTATGAATGTATCATCCACACGCTGGGTCATTTCACCCTTAAAGTCATTATTAATCCTAACCCTAATGCGAACATTCGACCCGTCTTCGTAACAAGCTACGAGACGACGGGTAATGGAGTGATGGGGTTCGGTATTGCGCAGAAGATCCGTGATACGGAGAGAGCGTTCCATGCGTGTTTGCGTGGTATGATCAAGAACATGGAATATTCCTCCGGCCCTATTGGTGAGGTGGACTTTACACGGATTGCGCAGTGGGTGGAAGACGGTAAAGTCGGTGAAGTAGAGCCATATACGTTAAACCCTACGGATCCTGATCCTGTAGGCGGTGGTCGTCCTGCGTATGTGTTCCATAACTTCCCGAATTATACCGGTGCATTGAGTAACGTGTGTCAGTGGTTCATGTCGTTGGCTGACATTGTGACGCAAATACCAGCGAGTATTCATGGGCAACCTGTGGGGACGGGAGCAAACCGTACGTTCCGTGGGATGTCGATGTTGTATGGTAATGCGCTAAAAGGTGTTCAGAGCGGTATTACAAACTTTGATGAAGACGTTATTTCGCCGTTTGCTGAATCGCTATATATGCTTAACCTTAAATTCAATCCTAAGAAAGAGATCAAGGGTGATGCGAAGGTTGTGGCACGCGGTGCAAGTGGTCTAATGGAACGTGAGTTGAAGAAAAATGACATGATTGAGGCAGCGCAAATTGTGATTGGCTTAGGCCAAACAGGACGAGTGCAACCGGGTACATTGGATAAAGCGATTGATCGCGTACTAGAAGCCTTAGACTTGGCAGATGAAAACGCTGAGAAAGTATTAAGGTCTATCATGGGGGAAGAATCGCTCGACTTAAGCCAGTTAGCCCCACCTCCACAGGGAGGAGTGACGCCACAAACCGAAGCAACACCGCAGACACAGCAAACGCCACAGGTGTAGTTTTCTAGTATGTTAGTAGTAATTTTCGAGTAAGTTGCTACTAACATAGAGATCGTGTAGAATTTAACTAATAACTCTATATTGGAGATTTCAAATGAGCTTAAACGGCCGTAATATGCAGGTGGGTGACATCGTCCATGATATCCTTAAAGGTGCAGGTAAAGTCGTAAATGACGGCGGTGGTGTACTTAGTGTCACCGTAGATTTCGGTGCCGGCGGAAAGATGTCATTCGCGCAAGACGGAACTTTCGGTGGTGTGCAGCGCCTTTACTGGAAGCAACCTTATATCTTCCAGCCGGAAGGGCCGGATGACGAAGCGTATGAGTTGGCACTTGACCTGGCGAAGAAAACGTATGAATGGGTTAAAAGCTATGAAAAACGTAAGAAAGGTTGCCAATAAAATCCAACTCTTTGCGTGGAACAAGGTAATTGTACCGTTCGCTGATTTGTTTAAGATCGAATGCGGATATTGTTGGTGGTGGCGCGGATTCTTCGTCGGTAGTACAATCACGACGATTTTATTTCTATTAACGTTGTAGGATACTCTATGTCTAACTGTAGTATTATTACTGGCAAAAAAGTTCACGCTGTAAGTCGAAGTTCTAACGCGGAAGAAACTAACCGTGCGGTGCTATTTGATAGCCTTTCCACCAACACTGTAACTCACGTGGTAACTGTCGGGGAGTGTAAGGCTTTAAAGATTTCTACATTCGCTTTGCCAGCCGGTAAAAAGATTTTAGTCCACCGTGTCTATTTGGGCGGTGGCGTTATGCCGTTTGGTAGTGGATGTGCGTGCGGTGCGGACGAGGGTAAGTCAGCTATTGTTCAGTTGAGCGAACCACTTCGTATTCGTTGTTGCGATGTAGCGATTGATGGTTGCGCAGGGATGTTATTTTTAACGATCCCTGGTGATTACGTATTTGAGCTGGAAGACAAAACATTGTTAGGTCAGTTCGTGGCTCTAGCGGAAGAAGTGGAATGTTGCTGCTTACCGGAAAGTACGATGATTGGTAGTGAGATTCCGACGGGTGGTATCGTCGGGGTAGAGTGTCCTAAAGGTGGCAATGGTAATGTACCTAAAGACCCTACGCCTCCAAGTCCTCCCCCTCAGGAGAAACCTAAAAAGCCTGAGACGCCTAGACCTCAACCTCAACCGCAACCTGAGACACCTAAACCTCAACCTAAGCGGTCGAAAGTAGAGATTGAGTTCTTCGTGGATGGTGCGGCTGTTGACAAGCTCAGTTTTGACGGTGAAGTGGGAACTAAGATTCCACGTGATGCGTTTAATGCTAAGCTAAATGAATACTTGGGACAAGGTAAAGAGCTTGTTACAACAACGTTCGCTGAGGGTGAAACGTTCTTAGACATCGACTATACGAAGTATTACTTAGTTAAACTTCGCACAGTTAAGCTGTCGAAAGTAATTTTTAAGCGCGTAATCTTACCAAAAGAAGGTAGTATCGCTGACCCTGTTACTACAACCCTAAGTGAAGTTACTGGAAAAGTTGGAGATGAAATTCCTAGAACTATTTATGATAACCAACTAAAAATTGGTGGCTATAAATTTGTTTCGAGTGATTTTATACCTCCGATGTATTTTGCGGATACTGAAACACCAAAAGTGTACACCATTACTTTGCAGGAATATGATTTTAACCCGGTGTGGGAAGATGGTAGCGCAACGGCTAATTTCAAATTCATTAAACAAGACACAAGACAAATTCTAAAAGAATTTAGCGTAATGGGAATTATAGGGAAGCCTGTACCAAGAACAAGATATGACGAAGTTTTGTTAGAATTGCAGAATCAAGGTTATACGTTGGTCTCAACAACGTTTAATTCTTCTAATGCTTCTAACCCTTCTAATATTTTCACAGGAGATTCTCGTGATAACTTTGAAATTATTATGAAAGAGGAAGTGGTACCGTTTGACCCTCATACTCCTCCACGTAAACCGAACCCGATAGCTCCGGACGGCCCTAATGACCCGATGGATCCACGATAGGAGACAATCATGGCGATTGAAATTGTAGATCAAAAGCAGACAACGAAGTTCTCTAAAGTGTTCATGGTTACACCGGGATATGTCGTGGTAATTTCGTCCTTTAACTTCCGTTGCGCAGAAACGGATAAATACGGTGATGTAACACGCGAAGGTGACTGCGCCGTATTACATAAGATTGATATTGTAGGTGGTAAGATCCCACATCGTGACGGATGCGTGGATTGCGAAGGGTGCGTGTTAGATTCAGTCGAATCGCAGATCGTATCCTCTGAACCTGTGGTACAATGTGGTGAGCTGTGGACGCATACACCGAATAACAATCTCACGGTGCTATCTGTTCCTGGCTATTATATGTTTGAGCTATGCGATGAAACTATGATTGGTTCAGCGATTATGCGTGTAGAAGAACTAACCGTGGCGCAAGCTCAGTTACTTCCAAGACCTTTATTCCATGGAGAATAGAAAAATGGCAAGATGTGCGAAATGCGGAAAAATGGCGGGTATTCCCTCTGATATTATGATGAAAGATACCCGTACCGGTACTAACCGTAAAGTGAAAACCGATGCGGATTTAGTTGGTAACAAAGCAATGCTTAAAGACCAACGTGGTATGAATCAAAAGAAATTAAGTCCGAAGAATCCGATTCGTGGCTAAGATTAAATTTGGTGCGTTCGTACCAACGGATTTACAAGCTCGCACACTGTATAAAGTGTTCAGTGACCCTTCAACGTGTGCTGAGTTTGTAAACTTACTAACTTTAGCAAAAGAGTTTGTAAGTAAGGAGCAGGTTCGTTCAGCTCAGGCTTATGCCATTACAAATGAGCAACCTGCGAGAGCGATGGCCCTACAGTTAAAGGGTCAAGAACAGATCATCGATGATTTAATTGCGGTGATTAAAACAGTCAATAAATAAGGCACAAGTTTATGGCTAAACATCCATTCGCAGACCAAGCGCGCGCTCAGTTAGAGGCTAACGGCATTGTGTTTAATGCTGACGGCTCTACGAGTAAACGTGTAGATCAAACAAACCCCCCACAAGAACCACCGGTTGCAGGTGAGGTTAACGCACCTAATACCGTTATTGTTGGAGACAGTACCAACACTGAAAACAATACAACCACTCCGAATGATAACGGTGGTGGGGAAGACCCTAATAAGCTCCTAGAGCTATATCGTAAGCGCAATGCCGAATTAGAAGCGCAGGTCGCTAACGGTAACAAAAATACAGCTCCTTCCGCACGAGAGCTTGAGTTGGAGCAAGAATTAAGTAATCTACGTAGTCAGATATCAACGCAAACACAGGCTCAACAAGCGGATGCAGTCCGTGAGCTGCTAGAGCGTAAAGGCTTTAACAGTGAAAACGTAGATGATGATGTGTTAATTGAAATTCGTGATACGTTTGTTAAGCCGGTCTATGATCGCGTACTTAACTTAGAAGAACGCTTGTCTAAGACAGAACAACGTACACGTGAACCGACTGCGGAAGAACGCAGACTTGCGTTAAAGAACGAAACGCAGAATAAGATTTTTAAAGCGATTCCGGATTTCGGTGTTATCTTTAACTCTGAAGAATTTCAGAAAAAATTATCTGAACCGGATAGCCGTTATCCATTTAAGTCCACTTACGGTCATGCGCTCCAAGACGCACTGGAAAGTGGCAATGCAGATTTTATCGTGGATGAAGTTAAATCGTTCATCAGCGGTAAGGCACCGGTAGCAAATGCAATCGCAGATGTAGGTGCAACAAACGGTGTAGGTAAAACCACTCCTGCCGAGAAGGAGGAAGGGTTTACGTTCACCAATGAGGAAGCTGTAGAGATGCTACGTAAACGTCAACGACGACTTATTACGATGCAGCAATACAGCGAGTATCGAGCGAAACTGGACGCGAAGCGTCGCAGCGTTCAAAAATAAAATAGGAGAGAATGATGTCGAATCTTAATGGTTTAGGTTCCGCGTCCGGTTATGGTAGTATCATGGATACTCCCCTCGCTACGAAAGGGTATCATAGCCAAATTATTGCCCGTGGTTGGGAGAAAGATATTATTGGCGAGATCGTCAATACTAACATCGTTTCCCAAGCATTTGACTGTAACCAAGTCGTAGAATTCTTATTGCAACCGGACGTCGGTGCGTGGAAGAACTATGAAGACAACCAAGTAATCAAACCTGATGAAGTGTCTTTAACTTCCATCCAAATGCGTTTATGCCACCAAGCATACAAAGCGTTGAAGTTTGACAACAACACACGTCGCAATATGTGTGAATACTGGAGTATGTTCGAGGATGCGTTCTTAGATTCATGCTACAAAGAATTGTCCGGTATGTGGCACGCCTTCGTACTAACCGGTATGGTGCTTGAAGCCCACCCTAATAACAAAGGTGCAAACGCAGGTCGTCATCGTTCGATCAACTTAGGTACCGTTGGTAAACCTGTGCGTATCACACCAGCGAATTTACCGACTGAATTGTTGAACTTACGCCAAGTCTTAGTACACCGTAGCCGTTGGGAAAACAATCAAATGTTCTTGATTGTTCCACCGGAATTCGGCAACGTATTAATTCAATCTGAATATCGCTTGGCAGCGGACATCGGTTGCTGTAAAGAGCCGTCTATGTTGTTGTCCGGTGAATTTCCAGGTCAATTAGCCGGTTTCCGTACGATTGAATCTATGCGTACACCAGGTGGTTACGACACCGCAGTGAACAAACAGGTGTACTACATCTTGGCGTTCCGTAAAGACGCGTATGCCTTTTATGGCGACATTACGGAAGGACGCATTATCGAAGATAAAGACTACTTCGGCTTCCAATATCAAATGGCAGCTATTTGGGGTGGTAAAGCAATCTTCAACGATGCAATCGCCGTAGCATACTGGACTTTTGAATAAGGTAGGTAAAAATCATGGCAAACATTAATTTAGCTCGTGGTGGTGCATACCGTTATGAAAGTAACTACTTAGCTCCACACCAAGTATATGGTGAAAACATTAATCGTCCGGCATTTCGTATCGCCGGTGAATATATGCACGGCTTCTTTACCGCCGGTGCGTCGTTCAACCCACTGAACAGTATTGGCCAGGCAGAAGCTTTACGTAAAGCGAACGTTAAAGTAGGTGATTACTTAGACTTGTTCGTGATTCCTGAGCATCATACTGTGGTTGACGTAGCTTCGTTGGTTATCCCAATGCAACACGAACGTGGTTACTTCTTACCACCGAACAGTGACGGTTTAGTATTTACCTTAGAAGCTCACATCATTGACGCTAAAACATTGGCGCATGAAGGTGATGTCGATTTAGTAGATCCTATGACCGGTATCACTGCGAATACCCACATGATGAAACGTACGGCGGTGAAACCGGCTAACGGCGGTTACTTCGTTCCAACCGGTAAAGCCGTGAAGTTGGTATTGAAAGTAGAAGGGCTACCGACTGATAAATTCACTTCTATCGCTGACGTCACAAGCCGCGTAGAAGTATCAGCGCACGTGTTCGACTACGAAGTACCGATGCACTTGTAATTGAAGCACAAAAAGCGCGGTGAAATATCCGCGCTTTTCATCTAATTATATTGGAGAAAAATATGGCACAATTTAGTTCCACCGCAAACCCAACCGAAAACGTTGTAGCTCCTCCGCGTGCAGCGAAAGCACCTTACTTACGTGACGCGGCTGGTAATATTTATTTATGGACGCCTGAGTTAGCCGCACGTGGCGACTTAGTTGCGGCGTATGATCCGGATGAACCTGAACGATTCGCCGATGATCAGAAACAAATTGAATTGAATCGTCGCTTGGAAATCGCTCAACAAAACGCTCAAGCGGAAGAAGCAGCGCGTATTAAAGCGGAGAAAGAAAAATTAGAAGCAGAAACCCAAGCGCGTGAAGCCGAGGAATTGGCGAATGCTAATGCACGTAACTTAGAAATTGCACGCAAGCAACTCGAAGAAAAAGAGACTGAACACGCGAAGAAAGTGGCTGAGTTACAAGCGCAGATTGATGCCTTAGCGAAAGGACAGGCTAAAGAAGTGTTAGCGGAAGAGAATGGTGAAGATAAGGCGGTAGAAGAAGCCGAAACTAAACGTAAATCTCCGCCGAAGAAAGATAAAAAAGCATCGCAAGAAAGTGCGACCGTAGATTTAGAGGACTTAGATCAATAATGACTACGATCAACGACTTGATTGAAGGCGTAGCACGCGACTTAAACGATTACACGGACGGTATTCCGGCTAAGCAATATCAGCGTTGGAGCCAACGTCAGTTGCTTGACTATTGGAATGAGGCGATGTGCGTCATGTACACGCTTAATCCGAGTAAGTTTAAGAAAACGCGTGTAGCGAAATTGACACCGGGTATAAACCAAGAGTTTAAAGGGTGTGAGCGTGTTCTCTCAGTCGTTGGCGTATGTGATGAAGAAGGTCATGTCCTCTACGAAATCGAACAAGACAAGGGCGATAAGCAACTCAAATGGGGTGGCTTTCGCTCACGTCAATGTTCTACATTCCAACACAGCCGTAATTTCAAACTAACGAAGTATAATATCGCTACCGATAAGGATGGATCTGTCTTCGTGAAACCGGCTGTACCATACGGCGTAGATGTTTACTTAAAATTTGTTTGTGAAACACCGCCAGTCAAGTTCGAAATAAACGATTTAGGTGCTGACGTTGAGCAGTCTAACTGTGCTGACGTTACGTTAGGCGTACACTGGGTACTTTTTAGAGCTTTAATGGTGGATGAAGAAAGCCAGTCGTCCAATACGTTAGCTACGCAGCACCTTAACTTATTCTTGAAACTTATCGAGGCGAGAGTCGAAGTCGATAAAGAATCTAATTACAATCTTACAGGCGTACCGAAAGAACTACGTCAATTAGTAGCGAGAGAGATAGCTAAATATCAATTAGGTGCGCGAGGTAGATACTATGCGTGATATTAGCACCACTGTACCGTTGTCGTATTTTATTGATGAAATCATGTTGCTGGACGGGATTGAGCAACCGATGGCGGAAGATTATGTGCGTAAAGCCGTAATCGACTTTTGCGTAAAATCGCAGATTCTTAAACGTACGACCGAAGTTGAACTTATTGCTTGTGCGGACGAATATTTGCTAGATATTGAAGACTGTGAGCGAGTTGTAAGTATTAGAGAAGTTTGTGGGTATGAGATCTTGAAAGAGGAGCCTTGTACCAAACCGAATTGCTACGGTCGCAACGTATGGTTTGTGCCACCAAATAATCTTAAGATTAGCCCTACACCAGTCGAGAGTGGGGAACGTGTGAGGGTCGTTGTGGCCGTAGCACCTAAGCAAGACTGTTGCGAAGTAGATGCCCTTATTTATGAGCGTTACCGTGAGGTGATTGTAGATAAAGCCCTCGCTATGTTGTATCAGATTAAACAGGCACGATGGTTTGATATACAGCTATCGATGTTACACGCTAAACAGTATCAGCAAGGATTATATCAAGCGAGCGCAGATCGAATCCTTGGCACTAAACGGGGTAAAATACGAATGAAATCCGGAGGGTTGTATGGCTGAGTGTAAGCCTTGTAAAAATACCACGGTAGATAAGCCGAAAGCGTGTAAATCGTTTTCTATCTGTGTAGGAAATAAGTCTTTGGTATATGATGGGAAGTGCCTATCTCTACTTAACCGTAAGAACCCAATTCCAGCCGGTACTTATACTTCTATTACGTTAGATGAAAACGGGTGTATTATCGAAGCTGGTACGGCTCCTTTACCACAATATACACCGCAAGCGTGTTGTGAGCATGACGACGCGGCAGAAGTAGAAGCCTTACTTGATAAAATTGCAAATAGCGAGAAGTTGAAGGCGAAGTTAAAAGCAATCCTAGGAGGATAAATAATGAATCTGTTGTATCGCGACTTCAAGGGTATGGTTCCACGATATGACCGGCACTTGATTGGTGGCGAATACGCAGAGTTAGCTTTGGATGTAAACTTGTGGCATGGCACGTTAAAACCGTTTAGAGAAACGAAGTTATGCCACAGTATTAAAAAATTAACGAAGTCCGTGTTTTACGATGGATGTTGTTGGAAAGAGTTCGATAAATGTGTTGATTTCACGCGCCTTAATACGAGCTGCCAACGACAAGTCGTTACCGGACTTTTTGATTATCCGGCTACTGCGTGTTCTGACGAATGTGAACCGAAGTGGATCCGATTGGGGGTTCCTACACCAATGTCTGCGCCTAATGTAGAGGTAATGACGGATTTGAAGCAACCGTCGTGTGGTGCATCTAATTTCATTGATGGGATTGATTACGACCGTACAGCTCGAACTTATGTTTACACCTATGTGAATAGTTGTTGCGATGAAGGCGCACCAAGTCTTCCAAGTGAGGTTGTGGACATCGACGATGGTGGAACAGCTATCTTGTCCGGTTTTGAGACGCCACCACCGGAATATGGCGTGGAGAAAATAAGAATTTATCGCTTAGTGAGTGGTTTTGACGCAGAGGCCATTAATTTAGAGAGTGTCATGATCGGGGAGAAAAGCGATGTGAGCGAGTTCTTCCTAGTCGCGGAAATACCCGTCAACGATTCCACTTACTTAGACAGCAAGCGGGATTATGAGTTAGGTAGCGTACTTGAGACGAAGGATTACTTACCGCCACCGAAAGAGTTGGAAGGCGTTATCACCGTAGGCGGTACACAGTTGGCCGGGTTCTACGGCAAACGCATCCGCTTTTCACTACCGCATTATCCACACGTATGGGAAGATGCAGACGAATTAACGGTGCATGACAACATAAAAGCCCTCGTTGAGTTTGAGAATAACGTCATTGTATTGACGTGTGGAGCGGTGTATTTGGTAGAGCCTATTGCAGACTGTAAGACGGTAGGGTGCCGACAAGTCCATAAAACGTTAGAGAACTACCCATTGCTAAGTTGTTGTGGAGGACACGGTTATACTAAGACACCGAAAGGTGTTGTCTTTGTAACTGCGGAGGGGTTGATCCTAACGGATGGGAAATCAGCACAGAACATCACTTCGCCTTACTTCGCACAAGACGACTGGCGAGCGTTACACCCTGATCGTATGAGCGTAGCGTATCATCGAGATGGCGTTTATTTCTTTAGTGATGTGGCTGCTTACTGCTTACAATTCAATATCAGCTTAGCTGACTGGCAACATAGTAAGTTGGTACAACTCTCAGACCGACCATTGTACGCATTCAGCGCAGATGAAGAACTCTATCTCGTATATAAAGACGGTGTTTATCGCTGGAATGTTGGGGATAAATTACGCCCGTATGTATGGCGAGGGAAGGTTGAGGTATCACCTACGCAAGTTAATTTTGCTGGAGCGAAAGTAAGTCGTTACAATGGTGGGGATGTGAAGTTTAAACTTACCGGCGATGGTATTCCGATCAAGGGGTACAGCCCATTAAAGACGGAGAAATTTAGACTTCCTTCGGGTCGCCGTGATGTAGAGTTTCAAGTCGAACTCACTGGCACGGCAGAAGTTTATCAGGTAGAAGTCTCTACCAGTTATCATGAGTTAGGCACAGTATGAAGATTCAAACCGTAAAATTCCCCGCTACACCGGAAGAAACTTTAGAACAGGTCATTAAAATGCGACCGTTCATCGATAAAAGTTTCGCAGAAATGGACGGATCTGATTCCACCTCATTGCCGAATGAGATGCTAGTGATGATGTGGCATTCCGCGAGTTTAGACTTTGTTGAGCTACTTAACGATGAAGGCGAACGCGTTGGGTTAGCGATGAACCAGCTCTTATTCCACGAAGGAAAGGGTGAGCGAATGGTTAAGTTAATGACCGCTTATATAGACCCTGAATACCGGGGCAAGGGAGAATTCAAACGCATGGTGGACTACATGAAAGTTATCTATCGCGCGCGTAATTTTGCCTATATAGACGTGGTCGTCTTAACAGGTAAACCGTTCACCTTAGCCGGAGAAGAAGTAGCGAAGATTATTCGAATGGAGTTATAAGATGGCTGAATTTACCGCTGAGCAGATACCCGGCTCGCTTAATGCCGGATGGGATTATTACTTTTCGTGGGCGGAGAAGAATCACGCCGCTTGGAGCGCATTGTTTAAATCCGCTGAGGAGCAACGTGTAAAAGAATCGAAGCTTTGGAGAGAGTACTACCAAAAGGTTTACAAAGAGGATAATGCGTGGTGGAAAAAGACGATTCTCTTTGCGCTCAACGGTATTCAACTTTGGGCTTTGACAAAGCAGTTCCTCCAGCAAAAAGAACTTGCCGACCGCACTTATGAAATCGCAGACCGGCAACAGAAGATTGCGGAGGAGCTATTTGATTTTTACAACGCCGTTTACAAACCGCAAGAAGATGCTATGAGTGCGCAGCTCGCAGGATCTACGACTTGCGCGGATTATGCTGGTACGGGGGGAATGTTTGGTGAGAATGTTCGTAGAGCGTTTGAGCAAACATTAGCCCTCGCTGAACGATGCAACAGTAGTAATTGCGAACGTATATCGGACTTCGACCGTAGAGGTCTAGCGATTGAGCGTGCGCTGACGGAAGGGAATGCGAAAAACCATGCCTATAGATACGCAGAAGCGCGTAAAGAGGCTAAGGATAATATGTGGTTGGAGTTACGGATCAAGTGGATTCAGGTTGGTCGTAATGCGTCACAACAAGGACAACAAGGTATTATGTCTGCGTTTGGTACCTTTAGTTCATTCGGAGCTGACCCTGGCGCTGCGTTGAGTACATTGCTTGGTACGCTTTCTAATACCGTAGGTCAAATGATTAGTTCCCCTGTTTCGCCGGATGGAACTTTAGGTAAGATGGCGCAACAAGGCCCTCTACCATACGCCCCATTCTTAGGTGGCATTAGACAGTCCGGTGATATTCAACCGACTAAGGGTTCAAAAAGCGTTACACGGAGTTTCTAAATGAGATTAGATAACTATAAAGAACTCGCCTCCGCTCAAGGTAAGGAGATGATCAAGCAGATAGATCATCACTTAGCCGAAATTAAGAGCAACCATGAAGCATGGGCCAAAGAGTTTGAAGCAGCGGAAAAAGCTCGCCGTGAGGAAGAAAAGGAGTGGCAGAAGTTCTATTGGGAGGTCTATACCGAAGATACGGCGTGGTGGAAATCCACGATTATGTTCGCGCTCAATGGGATTCAGCTTTGGGCGTTGACTGAGCAGTACAAGCAACAAAAAGAGATTGCGGATCGAACGTTCGACTTAGCGAATCGTCAGCTTAAAATCGCTGAGAGTATGTATGACCAATACAAGGCTCAGTTCCAACCGCATGAGACAGCATTGGGCGGTCAGATTAATGGCTATTTCGCATCACCGTATAAGCCACAGTACAAGGCCGCGGGCGGTCGTATGATGGCAACAGCTCGTCTTCAAATGGTCGGTAAGCGACGTGAGGTTTTAATGTGTGCTAGCCAGTATTGTACAGGTGCTACACGCTCCGCTTTGAACGAACTCATTTCCACAGAAGCTAAATTGATTTCCGCCGGAATGAATAGTGCGGTTAAGTATGAAAATTCTCGTGCGGATCGGATGGAGAATAAGTGGTTACAAGCTCGACTTGCGATGGTTCAAGCAGGACGTGGTTTGGCCGGGCAGGGTTTGGAAGGTGCGAATGCTGCGGCGAAGGCGTTTGCTTCATTCGGAGCTGACCCAGGCGCAGCGTTGTCTAGTTTGTTAGGAACCGCAGCGTATACTATCGGTGGATTAATCTCCGCACCTACACGCCCACAATATTCGCCAAGTGGTGGTAGTTACGGTACAATATACAGACCAAGTACGAAGGTGGCGGTGAATACAACGCCTAAGACTTCACGGACTTATTAGGAGACTTTTATATGTTCATTGTTTCACCTACCAAGGGTGGCTATCGAGGAGACGTTGTTAATAGTGGCTTCCGCCAAGGGCGACGTGACGCTTATCGGGACTATATCGACAATTTCAATTTCGCAACAGAAGCGGACGCTGCGAATAGTGCGTTGAATCAGTTAGATGTTGAGCGTGTTGCCAAGAACTACGGTTTACAAAACGAGCTGGCGCAAGGTGCGCGTAAAGAGGCGTTAAGTTTTGTTGGTGATTCCGCCAAGATCGATAACGCGGTACGCGATGCTAATATTACATTTGCGCAAAATGCTCGTCTTAATAGTAAAGCTGACGAGTTAGGGCAGTCCAATGCTAACATCGTTTTTGCCAATACAGCCGCAGCAGAAAACAAAGCAGGTTATGATGCGAACACCTCCGGCTATCAGCTAGATAACGTGGATCAAGCTAACCAAGCATGGTCTGACAAAGCGCAAGCACAAGGGTTAGCTAACCAAAATACGGAAGAAACTATCCGCTTTAATCGTAACCGAAACGATAATATGGAAGGCTTGCAGGAAGCTACGCGAGCGTTTGGCGAAGCACGTAATTCGGTGTTTACTGCGCAACAAGGGTTCGACATCGCGAATAATGACTTAGTCCAAGCACAAAGCATGACACCGGAAGCTTGGGACAAAGCGTTTACTTCTGCGTACGTAGCAAGTCGCCAACAAGCCGGTGATAAACGTCCACCGGAAGAAATTATTGCGGAAGCGAAGTTACCGGCGAATGCGCAGAAATACCGTGAAAGTTTGGACGCGTATAAACAAAGCATTATCCAGCAGGCGCAATCACAAGTCGATGATGCTAAAGCCGGCTTAACGGCTGCGCAAGAAGCCATGCTAAAAGCGCAAACTGACATGAAGGCTTATTCCGTTGGAGCTACAGGATCTAAAGGTCAGTCTAAAGCAACGAATAAGCAGGAATCCTACAAGGTAAATAGCTTTAAGCTCGGCGACAGTGAAAACTTACAACAGTTTATCAACAAGGGTAATGGCGAAAACATTAACGAGAACGTGGGGCTAATTGGGCGCACCTTGTATTTCGCAAATGGTGAAAAATGGGAGTTCCCTGTGGGTTACACAAGAGAGCAGATCTTACAGGAAGCTGGTCTTTCAGGTCCAAACACAACCAAAAATCAGAATGAAAATCCACTAGGGAGATAGAATATGGCTACAAGAGCTGAATTAGAAAAACACTTAGATGACCCACGGGTACAAGCCTTCTTGGCGATGATTCGTGATGCGGAAGGTACTTCCAAAGGAGCTGACCCGTACCGTGTATATGGCGGTAGCCACAAGAACCAACTTGAATCATTGGATAAGCCTACCTTCCACAAGTGGGGTTTCAAGCAAACTGACGGTAAGAATAATAGTTCTACCGCCACCGGTGCATATCAGTTCCTTGAGCGTACATGGAAAGACGAGGCTAAGAAGTTAGGACTTAAAGATTTCTCACCGGAATCACAAGACTTAGCAGCCGTATCGTTGTTATCGCAAAATGGTGCGCTTAAAGAGATTTTATCCGGCGATTTTAACAAGGCCGTGGCGAAGTCTAACAGAACATGGGCAAGTTTACCTGGTTCCCCGTACTCTCAAAAAACACGAAGCACTGAATTCGTGAATAGCTCTATCCAACGCCATCTAGGTGACGCACCGGAGGAAGGGAATCAATATGCCGCAGTGGAAGAACCACAGAACCCAAAAACGACACCGGTGGTGAGCAAGACGTCAACTTCGCAAACACCACCGGTAATGGAGAGCGTAGCGAAGATCGAGGACGTAGCGAAGACAGCGAACGTGTTACACAGCTTGCTGACGTTAGCCGTAAAAGTTTGGGGTTTATTCCGGAAGCGGTAGCACAGCTCTCGACTGGGGAGCAGATTATACCTGAGAGCGCACAAGAGCAGGACTATCTAATTAACGTGGCGAATAACCCGAACTATTCGCCTGAACAAAAAGATAGACTGGCGCAGTTAGGGACGTTAGTAAAACCTCACAACTTTGACATTAACTTCGAGCAAAATAAACGAGACCAGTACCCAACTGAACTCGACGAGCCATTAAGAAGAATGATTAGAGGAAGTTAGTAACTATGGCACTAAATTTAAATAAATTCGACTTCGGCAAAGTCGATTTCTCCACTCCTACCGCTACGCCTGAACAGCCTAGCGGTAGTTCTGTTTTACCACCCATTGAAAATTCGCAAACGAATGTAGCACCGGTTGACGCGCCACCTGAGAAGTCGGTAACAGAGCAGATTGAAGAATTTGAGAAATCTAAACCCACCTTCATCGCAGATACTAACAAGCGATATGGCATCGAGCCTACAATCGGTCGTAACGCATTAAACTACGTGCAGTTAAACGAACGTATTCGCCAAGATGGATTGAAGTCATGGGAAGTACGCGAAGTGCAACAACAATGGTTAGGCAGTCTTAAAAAGTATCGCGATAACTTACCTGATGGTGATAAGAAAGAATCACTAACTAAGCAGATCGAAGAAATCGAAGGTCTTCCGATGACGCTTAAAGAAAATACGTGGCTTAACCAAGTGAAAGAAGCTATCACATTTAACTCTCCGGCGATTGAAGCGCAGGTGGAACGGTTGAGTAACGCAGTCTTAAACCAAGTTAAAAACTCGAACGAAGATTTACTCGCTAAATACGATCCTGAACTGTTAGAAAAAGCTAAACGATTAGGTGGTGTAGATGCCCTTGTAAAAGCAGGTAATGCGCGAATCGCGAATGACTCAAATGAAGACGCTTGGGGCGGTATAAGCACGGGCGTTAGTGACTACACAAAAGAACAACAAGAGTTTGGTAAAGAGTTATTAGAGAAGTTATCGAACTATCGATCCGCTGAAACTATTGCGATGACAGATAAAGCCGGAGAAGAAGTTACCCTACCTGATGGTAGAAAGATTCCGATGTCTAACCAACAAGCTGCGCAATACTATGAGCAAGCTAAATCTAGTATCGCTAGTCGCGATGAACGAAACAAAGCCTTTAATGAAGATCCGTTTAGTGAACTGACGTCGGTGGAAGGCGTAAAGAATCTTTTCGGTACAATATTTGGATCCACTGTTCGTAACAGCGTAACTACTTTGGCCGGTACGGCTGCGATATTTGTACACCCGGTGTTAGGTATTGCGATTATGAGCAGTGGCAACATTACCGATCAAGAGTTGGCGTCGGTGAATGACGCTGTTTCTACGGAGTACAAGAAACTATACGGTCAAGACGCTGACCCTTCTAAAATGTCAGCACAAGAGTACATTAACTTCGTAGAAGAACTCGCTAAACGCGGTGTTATCAACGAGGCGTCAGCGAAGGGTATAAGAACCGGTGCGCTTATGACCATGGCGGAAACACTCATGGGTGGAGTGATTGGGTCTATTGGGGCTAAGGTACTTGCAAAAAGCTCTGCGGTAGAACTTGCGTCTAGTCTAAAAACTAAGCTGGCGAAAGCAGGACTGGTAGCTGGTGGTGTAGGGCTGAAAGTAAGCGATGAAGGTTTACAAGAAGTCGCGTCCACGGCTATTGAGAACGTACGTAACGGTAAGAAGTGGAACGATGGATTAACCCAATCCTTTATCCTCGGTGCGCTTTCTGTGGAAAACGTGGTGCAAGGTGTAGGACACTCTACGAAGAAAGTAGGAGAAAAAGCGAGAGAGTATGTAGAAAGTAGAAAAGACGCACTAGATACGACAAAAGCTACCGATACTAAACTCGAAGAAGCAGCTCAACTCACAGACGTACAAGATGAAGCTCATCCTGATGTCGCTGTAGAGGCGAAACTTAATAAATTAGGTAGCGAAAAAGGACATGATATGACAACGAGCGAAGGACAAAAAGCCTTCGCAGAAGAAATCAAGTCCTATAAGTTAAAACGTGAAACTCGTAACGACTGGAATGATGTTACTCCGGCCGGTCAATTATCCGTTGACGATAAAGATGCACTATTCACTGAATGGAACGCGTTAGCTAACAAAAACAACGAAGAATTGACCGACGTAGAACGTAACCGCCTACAAGAGATAGAAGATAAATTCTCTGATAAAGACGGCAACAACTATTTTATTGAGGCTCTCAACGCATGGGAGCGAGGAGAGCTTAATGAAAATCGAACAGATAATCGAGATGGCACGGCAGATGCTAACGGGCAACCTGTCGAACAAGGATCTACTGAGCCTAACGGAAGCGGAGAAGAACGCAGTTCTCAAACTAGTGAATCAGTTCCGCCAGCTCAAACCGAAACCGTTGCCGAAGGACATAGCCAGTCCGACACGGGGGCTTCTGCGGATCCTATTGAACAACCGCACAATAACACGCCAGCGAGCGATACAACTGGGGCTGACGGACGCACCGGAGAAACAGACCCAACACGAGGAGAACGTGGAGAACTGGGGCAAGACGGAGGCCAACAAGGTGGAGAACCAACGCAAACTGTTGTCGAAAAAAGCGCAGGTAGCGGAGTACAGCAACGCGCGCAAAGCGATAGCGTGGGAGAAACACTAGATAGTAAGCGCGCTTATGTCGCTCGCCATGGAGGGGTAAATGCGCTACGACAACGTATTGAGGAAATCGAGCAACAATTCCCTCAAGCCAAAGACCGCGCTACGTGGGTAGATCTTCCGGAAGATGTAAAAACTGAGCTATATAATGCGACGGAAGCGGTCGCTGCTACTGCGCATACCGCGGAAGAAGCGAAAGCCTTAACTACACCCGTTAAGCGTGAGACCCCTACGCCTTACTATAAACGATTACTTAAATCTATTTCGGATCAATTACGAGATGGAGACTTCATCTCCGCCGTGCGTAAAGGTCAATTATTCGATGGTAGTCTCAATCTACGTGGCGTGTTCCTCTCAAATTCGCAAACTATTAACGATATGTATGGTGATGGTACATTCGTTAAACCAGTATTGAAAGAGGGCGTAACACTAAATCCGCTTGTTATAGACGGTAAGAACCTGAACTGGGATGCGCTACCACGTGTAGCTATACCTGAAGAAGTTAAGAAAAAGGTGAATGACCTACTCTATGGCCCTGATGCTAAAGCTGACTTAACCGCTCGTTCTAAGCGTGCTACTGACGCTTTATTAGGCTATGTTATTGCGAACGGTGTAACAGATGAAAACGGTGTGCCATATAATGCGGTTATGGTTAAGAGTTATACGGATATGGGTGGATATGGTGGTAAAGGCAGTCGCCATAACGTGGAGAATATGCAAGATGGTACCCTAGCTGACACTCTTATGCTTTCGCCTGACATTGTCTCGCATTGGGTAGAAGTGCCGGCTAAAAATAGATCTGTTAGAACTAGCGACACAGCTAAAAGCTATGCGGACATAAAAGACAAAGTACCTCTCGCACGTCCTCTACGCAAGCCTGTACCCGAAGCTACTTTAGCGCAGATGGGTGGGATCTTAACAGGAGACGAAGAGTTAGACACAAGAACCGGTGTTAGTCAGAAACGTAGTTCGAAGGCAAAAACTAAAGATAAGGCTACGACTGAACAAACAGAAGAAAATGCACCTGCGGAGAACAAAGAAAAGACTGAGTTATTAAATAAAATTAAACAACTCAAAGGTACTCCTACCCCTGAACAAGTTTCGGCATTGAGAGATGAAATGCGTGATAAAGAACTCACGCGTGATCTAGAGGTTCGGAACGCAATTCATAAACTCGCTAACAAGCTAGATGACGAGGCTTATGATCGCTATTCGCAACTTGAAAAGGATAAATTCAATGCCCGTAGAGAACAAGTACGCCAAGAATTTGAGAAAGCGATTTCTACGCCGTATGAAGAAACGGTGAAGAAAAGTAATGCGAAAGAGGCTGCGATTAACGATGCGGTAGCGACTGAGAAAGAGCAGATTAACACCACCAACGAATTCGCAAAAGAATTCAAGAATGTTGATCTACGTCAAAATCAGGCCATCGCACATCGTTTGTTGAAACAGCACCCTGAGCGTGAAGATGAAATACGTCAAGCGTTCTTCCGTGCTACACCGCAAGCGAGAGATTCGAGTTTTGAGGCGGCTAAACGTGGGTATATTAAGTTCCATAAGAACAACCCTACCCATAAAGAGTTCAAAGGCACGAAAGACGGCTTACTGGGCTTCGACTTTAATGGCAATCCGGTGTACACCACTACGGAGGAGTTCTTCGATCAGTTAGTAGAGGACGAATCTTACCAAGCGGTTGCTACCGAAACTCTCGCTCATGCGCAAGCCGTTGAAACGGATAAAGTGAATACGCAAGAAGAGGCGGTTAAAAATTCACTTCGCCGTAATCAGTTCCGTGGCAAAGCTAAAGAAATACGTGAGGAGGCTGCGAAAGTCTTAGGACAAGAGCGTGCCTCTAACCAAGACCTAGCCGGCATGGCAGTTGATCGAGAAGTACGTGAAAGCGTAGATCCGAAATCTATGCTGCGTAAATTCTTAGACTACCTGAATAAAGTCTTGGCGTCCGTTATTGCCGTGGTTGCCGTTGGGTCAATGACAATCCCACAAGACGCTCATGCGCATACAGGATATGGTACATTTACCCAGTCGCAGAAAATCGAAGGCGCATCGCAAAAAGCAAGCGATACGATTAACTGGGTTGTAGCGAACAAAGACCATGGCGGTAAAGCCTTCGTAGTCGCAGATAAAGAGAACGGTAAGATTTTAGTCGTTAGTCCTGACGGTAAAGTCATGGATTCACAAAACGCAATCTTCGGGAAGAACAAAGGTGATTCCAACGCGTTTGGTAATACGCCAAGTGGTAGATTCCAATTACACAAAGTAGATACCAAGCAACTTACGGCGACAGATCGACGTGTGTTTGGGGACAGCGTATTAGACTTAACCGACAAAGAGACCGGTAAGAAAGCGCGTAGCTCAGACGGTCGAGTTATCGCAATGCACCGTGTGGTGAATTTACCTGAACGGAAAACAGCCTTAGACACCGCGACAGCGAGTGATAACTTCTTATCGCATGGCTGTATTAATATTCCGACTGCATTCTACAACAAGGCTGTGGATAAGTTAGATGGCGCGATGGTTTATGTGCTTACCCAAGAAGACGGTAAATCTACTCCGGTGACGAAAGACACCAGCACGCGTAAGCAGTTTAAACGCTCAGCGTTGAAGTGGAGTAAGGCTGCGAAAGACGTTAAGGCTGAGGGTATTTCTGTGGATAAATTGTCTTCCACCTTGGAAAAGGCGCTAGGTGATTTAAGTAAAAATATCCGGTTCGTAACTAAAGAAGACTTCGACAATGAAGGCGCATTTAATACGTTGCGCAACGCTGGCGTGGAAGGTTTCTACGATGCCGATAGCCAACAGGTTTACATTGTCGCTGATAATATCCGTGCCGATAAAACTCTTTCCGCAGAAGAACGCGCTACATGGGTGGCATGGCATGAACTCTTTCACCAAGGCCTTGATGTAAAACATGGCGAAAAATTGGGTAAAGTTTTAAGTGATGTGAGCAATAACGCTTTCATTAATTCACTAGCCAACGCTATCAGAAACGACCGTGCGGATAATGAGTTAACGGAGATTACGCAAGAGAAAGCCGTCGAAGAAGCACTTGCTGAACTAGGTGCTGCGTTAGAATCCAATAACGTCGCTTCGCTTGAACAACGCTACGGCATTTCTGTACCTAGAGAGCTACGTGGCGAGACTAAATCTTTCGTAGAGAAAGCACTTTCTGCGATGGCAAATATTGTACGCAAAGTTTTAGGCAAGCCGACCTTCACGCATAAACAAGTGCGGACTTTGTTAGATGAAGCTAAACAGGCGATCGTCCCAAGTAAAGAAATGCGTGAGTTAGCTAAGGCTGAGTTAGAGTTTATGCACTCACCGGATTCCGCTTTGGCCGGAGCGGTGTCATTTTCAATCGCTGATAAGTTAGTCGAGAAAGCGAAAGACTTCCGCGATGTAATTGTCGGCGGTGATATTAGCCGTACTGGTTCCATTCCTTCCCGTGATGGTTCTCGTTCTGCTAAGGCTACTACCGCAGGTCAAAACGCTTTATCACGTTGGTGGACGTGGGTGCAAGACTCCATGCAGATTATTATCGACCTCGATCCGGAAGGTAATGGTGGTAGATTATCTAATGCGGTTGCTACGTTCTCGAACCGTGCGCAACAGGTAGCGAGAAAATACAGTAAGAAAGCGAAAGAGTTCGAGCGTAGTATGCTTGACTTCGTAACGGAGAATAAAGACCTATTCCCGAAACGTAAGAACCGTAAACAGATAGACCACCTAATCCAAGACACAACGTCTTCATTACGTGCTATTACTGGCGGTAACGAAAAGATACGCCGTAACATTGACCGTACTATCTTCGGTGATGACATCTACGATCAAAATGGCAAATTCATTCGCCATGTTCCGGGTTTACTGGATAAAAAGCGTGAGTACGAGGAATACTTGGAAAACAACCGTATCATGAACTTAGACGTACCGTCTTATATCGTCGCTAAGTATAAACGCTATACGGAAGAATTAGAGAAAATGGTTAAGATCCAAGATATGTTCGACAAGTCAGACGACCAAATCTTGGTGCCGGCGAGCGAGAACGATACAAGCCGTAAGAACTGGCGGGGTCATGATGGCTTTACCACGGCAGAGGCAGAGGCCAAATTAAAACAACTTAAAGACCAAGGGTTCATCGACGAGGACGTATCATCGCTAACCAAAGAGCCATACACGGTGCGCCGTTACTTAGGCACTGACGAGAATACCGGCGATCCAAAAATCGAAATGGTTACGCACTACCGCTACAAAACTAGCGATGTGAAGGCCACGGTAAAAGGACGCATTATGCCTATCGCTGAGCAATACGTTCGCCTTAGCCAAGAAATCTATCAAAAAGCGGTTGACTTAATTGGTGAAGAAATCATGGGGCAAGCTACTAGCGAAGAATGGGAAACCGGTACCATGGGTAAAGTTCACAACGTGTATAACATTAATGCGAAAGACAGTAAAGGTAACGCTATTGACGATGTTTACGATGTAACGAACGCGAACAATATCGACCAAATTGTCTCTCGCCAAGAGGCAGCAGAATACTCAAGTCGTCAAAACGGTCGGGCGTTTAACGGTGGTACTGCGAGTGAAAACTTGACGTGGCATATTGAGCTAATGTCTAAACAGTATGCTGCTAAGCACGTCGGGGAAGTTATGCTCGACATGAGTAAAACGCGTCCGGACATCGTGAAAGTTTATAAGCGTAATACGCCTGAATACAGTAAACAAAACGGTATTCTCGTTGTGCGCACGGTAAACAATAAAGGTCAACTCGAAAAAGAAGTTGTTAAGGTATCTTTCGCGAATGAAGAAGCTAACCGTGCGCTATTTGGTGAAAACATTGCTCGCTTTACGCAATCGGATAACCTCGTGTTAAGAGCGATTCCGGCACTTGTATCATCGCTAACGCGCTTGTCATCGGCTGGTCTTACCACGACGTTTGGGTTTAGCGTTATCAACGCCTACAAAGGTTACAACGAGAAACTCAATCAGTTAATGGCCTTTACAGAGACTAGTCCGTTTGTAAAAGCGATGTCGCCACAGGGGCAGAAGTGGTTCCAATCGAACGGGGCATTAGATACGTATGCGAAAGCGACTAAGCTCCAAGCATTCTTGACTAAGAACAAAGTACAAGAGACGCTCATGAGTCCACTAAAAATGTTCGCAAGAGAGAAGGCAGCGTTACTATTTGCGCAACGCTTAGTTGACAATGGCTCATACGCAGAGAAAGCAGCACTACTTTTAGGTAAGTACTTACCAGCGCAACGTAACGCCGTACAAGCAGAATTAGACAAACTCGAACTGATGTACAAGTCCGGCGGTATTTCTTCGCGTGTTGAAGACTTAATCAACACGAGTACAGACCTGAAGTTACGCTTTGCTGCTGGTAAACGTTTTACGAGAATGGCTGACGGGGCCAAGGCTATTTTAGACACTGCGTCCACTATGACGATGTCGCAAGAGTTGGTGTCGTCGCTCATGATGTACGACTTACTCACCGGCACGTTCGGTATGGATCCTCAGAAAGCCATTGAGGCTAACTTACACTTTATGAACTTTAATAAGCGTGGAGCAAGTAAGTTGATGGGCTATATTCGTAACTACACGATGTTTGGTAATGCGATTGCGCAAAGTGCTAAGGCATTCCAACACGCTTATCTTGAGCAAACGAATAACCCTGACGATAACTTCTTGGGTATTTTACCGGGCTACAAGTGGTCGCCTAAAGGTACGGCCCGTATGGTGAACAACGTGGCAATCGCTGTATCACTTAATTTACTTGCGAGAGCGATTGCAGACTACGCTTGCGACGATAACGGAAAACAGTTAGGCAACCCAATCTCCGGCATGAATCCATACCAATTACTCCGTGAGGTACCGGTTGTGGTCGGATGTTCTGAGAGTGGCTACGGTGCTATTCGTTTCCCAGTGGAATATGGTGCCGGTAACGTAGAGAATGCACTAGGTGTATCTGCCGTACAGGTGATGACAGGAGCATGGTCTGCGAGCCAAGCGAAAGACTTTATTATTGATAGTTTATCGGATAACGCCGTGCCGGTGTCTATTCCGGTGGCCCATGGTAGTACGCCTTTCCAAAAAGCGGCGTTACTACTATTCCCTCTCGTCCCTGAGCCATTTAAGGATCTAACTTTGGCTGCGATGGGGTTAGATAGTTTCGGCAACCGCTTAAACTCACAGCTCGCGAGCTTTAAGGACTACAAGCCTGCTACCGGTAAGAAGTCAACAGATCCGGCATGGGGTCGTCTCGCTACCGCACTTTATGATGCGGACTTCATGGGTATCAGAGTGAACCTTACACCGGAAGAAACGAAAGTACTTATGACCGGTTGGACTAAGGGTGTGTTCCAAAAAGTCTTAACCGCCGTGATCGAAGACGAGCCTAAACAGACAATGTGGGAGGCCATGACCGGCGTGAGTTCCGCCTACCGTAAAGAGCGTGGTTGGGATAAAATTGCCTATGCGATGTCGCAAACCTACATGAATGACCGTTATAGCGACTTGACCGCTATCGCAATCAAAGCGAAGGGTAAGGATAACACCGACCCAACGCCTACGTGGTTGAAGAAAAACGGATATGAGTTAGACGACAAAGAGATGAAGATACTTAAGTCTATTACGAGCTACCGCCATGCGTTGTCTAACACAAAAGCATCGCAGGATAAACGCTTTAATGACAACGTAAAATTTATCAAGTCCATAAGAGAGATAGAGGGGATCGAATGATTTACCGAGCTGACAGCCGTACCAATGAAATAAAGTTGCGCCTCCGCCGAAGTGGGGCGCACTTATGCTACGACGACTTATCGTTACATATCACGCTACTTGAGTGCGAGAAACCGCCTGAGTACTGCTACGGATATACACCGTGCGGAGAGTTCCGACGTGTAGAGATAAAACGTGAACCACCACTAACTTTAGTGTATGATATGTTCGATTCTGATGAACACGGAAATGTACGCTTTATCCTTGATAACCAATTCGCTGAGCTTGCCTGTGGTCGTTATGTCGCTACGGTGAAATCACGAGGGTGCGAAGTGTATAAGTTCCAAATTGACAAACGCGACAAATTACACGTCGCTGAGGTCATCATCCCTGAACATGATAATTGTTGCGGAGGCTAAACATGGTCGCAAAGACAATGCCGGGTTATGTAGGTAATCTTACGGCAATCTTGGAGGCGGATGATAAGTCCATTCCGCTCTCTAACCCAACTGAAATTTTGAATCGTCTATCGCCTAACGACTGGACGACATTATTAATTCAAGACACCACCGGCTATGAAGTCGTAAAAGTCTTAAACTTCCAAGGTAACATCGCGATTGAGCGCGGTTTGAGTGGTACTAAACCTCGCCGGTTCCCTCTTGGAAGTTGTGTAACGTTTACTCCAAGCGACGAGCTTTTTGCAGCGTTTGACTGCCAAACCGAGTGCTGTGAGAACGGAGTAGATAGTACCTATGGTAATGCCACAACCCCACCTACCACGGTGGACGTGGAAGTTCTACCGCCAGTGATGGGGGGCGTAGGTGCAGTTCTAGGTGAGCCTGCTGGCTTTATGTTAATCAACGGCAAAAAAGTGCCGTTCTATCAATAAGGAGATTGCGCTATGCAATTTTTCAACTTTAAAGACTACGCAAAATCATGGAGTACGTGGGTATTGTCTGCTGTGGCGGTAACTCCTGTACTCTCTGATAATGTACAGTCAATCGCGAGCTTGTTACCGGAAGCATGGAAACCTTACTTTGTCTCTGCGCTTGGTGTAATAGGCTTAATCGTTCGCGCTATTAAGCAAAAATAGGGGGCAACCATGGCTTGCAGAGGATGTGGCGATGTGGTCTATATGACGAAAGACCAGGTCGAGAACTACATTAATAAACTGATTAAAGACGGCGAACTCCAACCTGGCTTGCTAGGGTGTACGGGAGTTGCGTTGCCAAAAGGTACGCAAGTCGCGTCATGTGATGGCACCGGTGTCTCGACATACTTGCCGATCAAAGGCGACGGTACGAAGAATAATCCGGTTACGATCAACTTGAGTGCGGATAACTTCTCGGTCAATCCTATTACCGGTCTTGTTACACTTAAAGGTGTCGTAACGGCTGCGGATCTCGCGGAGTTAGAAGCACGCGTTAAGACTTTGGAAGATGCCCTCGCGAAGTTTGAGCAGTTAAATAGTATCGGTGGGGCAAGAGTTGGTGCGATCCAACCATAGGGAGTAGATATGGCGATTAAAAAAGAAGTCGTTACAGGTGACGACTTAGGTGAAGCCTTGGGTATCGACCCAGTGGCGAAGAAAGTAAATGTCTTAGCTGACGGAACGACAATCCGCGTGAATAGCGATAATAAGCTCGAAGCGGTTAATAGTGGCGGTGCAGGTTTAGACTGCGACGCTATCGACCAATTACCGGAAGCTGCGTGGAAGAAAGGGACGGTAGTTCTCGCAAAACAAGACGGCCAATGCGTTCGCTTAACTGCGCTTGAGTCCATTTTCCAAGAGGTAGGGGTCGGCATCACTGCGAACAAAGTAACGGCGTTTACGGATGATAGCTTCGATGTTGTTGTCACCGTAACCAACACCGGCGAAGGAAAAAACGACTTAACTAACTTAGTTATCAACAAGCCTAACGGTGGCGGATATACCCTCCAAGACATCCGCGAAGCTAAACAAGACGTTGATTCTTTCGACAAGACCGGGGAACTGTCTTATGACATTAAAGGTCTTGCGAGGGGTGGTACGTTCACAGTTCGCTTTAAAGTCGTACCAAGCGAAGCAGGTACTTTCCAGTTCACCGCTGCGGTGAACCCAAATACCAGTTTAGACTTAGACGGTAAGAATAACACTGCGACGTTGATTCTTTCTGCGCAAACTAAGAGAGACAACACCTACGTTCCGAGTGTAGATTGTCCGTTAATTACAGCAACGGAGTTAGATCACAATACGGTGTTGGTGCAAGCTGTTCCTTTAGTCACAAGTAGTTCGACGTATGTTACCCTCCCAGAGACCAAAGCGATGAATGTGTTTGCTGAGAGACGCACACTTAAAGGTCTTCGAATTAAGTTGGATGGCGCTTCGACCGTTATTGGCTATGCGACGAACGGTACGAGTGGCTTCTACAGTCTAATCCTAAGCAATGGGACAACATCGCATGGGGCGATGGTATATGGGGATGATAACAACGTATATATCAAAACAGATGCTAATGCAGAGAAAACAGGGAGCGCCGGTTTCACTTTCGCAAACGGTGTACTTGAGATCACCGCCGACACTGCGATTTTTGCTTTTTGTTGCCGCCCTACCGGTACGAATTGTAAATGGCAGACTTATAAAGTACTTGCAACCGTACCGACAGTCTCTCGCTCCATCAACGTAACTAATGCGACGGGGTGTACGACGAAAAAGGCAATTACCTACAAAGCTGAGGATAAGCCTAGCTCCGATTCCTTTGAGAGAGTGCAGGTTATCCCAGCGTCTGTTACTGTTGACAGAAGTCGTGTTATTCAACCCGTTATAAGTAAATCTAGCCCTGCCTCCGCAGACGATAAACTTATCATCACCGTTCGAGCCGGTACTGCTGCGACGGTGGAGTTCACTAGTACGGATAATTACGCTGACGCAGCGTCTTCGCAAGGTAAGACGGCTATTTCGGCAGGGCGTGTAACAGTCGCCGCAGACGCTAAAGCTACGGACTCTGTGAACACGAAATACATTCAAGTTATCGTAGAAGATTAAGGAGTATAAACGATGATTGAACATAAGGTTATTACTGATAAAGACACTGGCGAAGGTCTTGAAATTGATAACGGTAGACTAAATGTCGCCGTGGACGGTACTACGATAGTTATCCGTGGCAATAAACTCGTCGCCGTAGGTAATAGTGTTGACCTTCACGTTAGTTCGTTAAGTTACGATTCGGAAACTGGCGAGCTAAAAGCGATTGTCACTGACGCTAACGGTGAAAACCGTCAGGAAGCCTCGACCTCATTGGCAGCGTTGCTTTCCCTATCACAAGAAGCAGGTAACTTGCTCACTAAAAAATCTGACGGTGTTTACCTCGGTGTTCGCGATGTGATCGATGAAATCGGTCGTGATGCGGTGAAAGAAGACACGCAAGTAATCAAACTAACCTCACTTGGTGGTGATTTCTTAGGTTACACCATTCCTAACTAAGTCTATACGGTGCCTCCTTACGAAGGCACCTTTTCTTTAACCTCAAAACAGGAGTAAATATGAGTGTTGTCGTAAACAACTTTATTGGATTCAATCCACTTGAAGCCAAACCAGATGGATGTTGCGGATATGAGTTCGACATCGCAACGCTTGGCGTGCGACCATCTACACCTCGTCCTCGCCCGGATGAACAACCAAAAACACCGCCGTCGTTAGTTCTACAAGAAGTCGATATTCCCGAAGATACGGACACCCACTTCGTAGACGTCTTATATACGTTTGTGAAGATCCCTCCTTCTAGCGAAATCTATCGTCTTGAAAAACTGGTGTTGAGACAGCGTGGCGAATCACGCCCTAACACGATCAATATTACTTCGGAGCTACAAGACGTGGCATCACCGGAAGAAACTAAAATCACTATCTCTGCCGAAGCTATGCAACTGCATGAGATTAAAGAGTTTAGCTTATCCACCAATGGGCAGGTAAAAGGCGTTAAAGCATTTAATGCGTTATCCGAAGCCGAACGCACTATAACATTTACTTCGCCGAAAGTGATTTCAGAATATGAGCCGGATAAACCGATCTTAACTTCGCAAACAGTGAACTACGTTATCCCGCTTCAACCCTATCCAACGTTGAACATTGCAGTAACCGGCGTAGATATGCCGACTTCACCTTTAGGTCGTATGGTACTCCATACCGCACCGGTAGAAGATAGTCACCTTGCGACATGGCAAAGTATCGACTTAAAACTTCGCTTCGAACGCCTCGTAGAAGGTGAAGGCACCGTGGCTGAGACATTTAACCTTGATACAGTAGCGATATACAATGGCAGTGATGCTACATTCGCATTCGAAGGTTCTGCGTTGCCGACTATGCCTTCCGGTTTGTATCGCGTTCACGTGTCGTATGCCGGCGCAGATCGCGAAGAACCTAACTACCACTTCGTGGTTCCGGCGTTTAATTTACTATCAGAACCGCGTAACTTCACCGCTTAACACGAGGGATATTCTATGGCTTGTGCGATCTTGTCTTTAATGTACGGTAGAGATACACGCCCTGCGCAGATCTTAAATACATTAGTCAGTGTACTGTGGGTAGTATTGCTACTCATTCAAGAGTTCAACATCGAGGCCGTGAATATCCCAGCCAGCATTCAATCGCAAATTGCGATGGGTATTTGGTTGTGTGCGCTTGCGGTGGTATTCGCCTGTTTGGGGTTAGTAACACATGGGCGACCACACCAAATATTCAAGACGTTTGCGTTACTGTTAGGGTCTTTGCACCAAGCAATAATTGCGAATGGCTATGCGACTGAATATCCCCCACTCGATATACAGTTAGTTGTAAGTACGGTGTTAAGCGTGTGGTTTATGCTCGCTGTGCTTTATGTATTACGATGTGAGGGGATAAATGATCAATGAATTGGCGAATTATGTTGACGACATTGTCATTCTTGTAGGCGCGGTATTAGGGTCGTTTAAGGCAAGTGTGGAGTTTGATCGAGAAAAGGCATTATGCCCTCGTTCGCTTGACGTAGCATTAGGCGTATTCATCGGTGTCGCCGTGGCTTACCACTTCGGGTCGAGCTTTAACCGGTGGCTGAGTGGGTTACTATCGGTCGTAGGCGGTGCGAGTGGTGCGGTGGTGCTGGAAGTCATTATGCAGATGCTACCGAGTATGACGAGGAAAGTGGTCAAGGATTGGCTGAACAAGAAGATGAAATGAAAAAGGCCGGAGATTAACCCGGCCTTTTTGTTAGGCGTTATTTAATCGAGCAAGCAAAATATCGCTGTAGGCTTTCATGGCGGTATGTTGCGACTTCATAAGCTCCCATTGTTCTTCGGCGATGAACTCTGGGCGAGGATTGAACACGCCGTCCGCTTGGAATAATAAGGCGTGTAGTTTACTTAGGCGGTCGTCTAGTTGACGGAACTCAAGCTCAACACGCTCTTTCCAACTTAATTGCACTTCTTCATACCAGCGTTGTTTTTCGCCGTAACCTAAGATTTCCCAAAGTTTGTTGAACGCATTATCAAACGCAATACGCTCACCGATGTCTTCTGCGAAGATAGTTGGGTCAATACATCCGCTTGTTCCGGTAACGGTATAACCATTCTTTAGCGTGAGGACACATAGTATTCCTGTGTCGCCATAGCGTTGGTAGCTGGTTTCTTTGATTTGTTCTTGTAGATAAGTTTCGGTCAAGCCGTATTTGGTACTCATTTTTTCTCTCCTATGTTTGAGGTTAATAAAAAGTTGGTGTGTTGCGATAACAAATGTTACTAGCAACGGGGTGCGTAACGGTTAATATCGTTGTGTAAGTCTTGTAAACAGACGGCAAATAACATAACAGCGCTAACATACTTACCACAGAAATAAAACAATATCTTTTAAGTGTTAGACGCATCTTTCGCTTTCTCCCGTTCAATCATGATCCGCAAGTAATGCGCGGCTTTCTCTAAGTCTTCCACGCCATTTTTGTTTTTATAGCGAGTTACGTACTTAATGACATTACCTTGAAGATAATCAAGTCCATTCGCCATAATGTAGTCAATAGGTTGAATTGCGCATTTAGCATAATGATCGCCACCTACTTGGGTCTTTAACTCGAATAACTTGGTATCAGACGCACGTAATCCCTCGATTGATTCTTTCGATACAAAGGTGCATTTTTCCTGATCTTCATCGCGAAGTTCTTTGTTAGATGTTGCTTCGCCACATAGTTGTTCTAACGGCACAGGATTGGTCTTTTTCGCTTCTAGGTAATTAAGGATTGTAACTTCCGCATAAACGGTATTATCTTCACGATAGATATTATGGATCTTTATCTCAGCACCGGCTCTGTAACAGCGAGTTAAAATTTCGAACGAAATGTTATAAGGGTACGGAGCTACATTATTGGCGTATTCCGGGGAGTGAGGAGGCGGAACAAAACGGAGTTGTATCATAGCGGTGTCTAATTTACTTTCTAGTTCGCTAATCTCGCCCATTCTCTCACGTTGTATTGCAAGGTAAAAAGGGTCATCTTTAGTATAATTTCCGTTCCGTACAAGTAGTAGTTGACGTAATATGTATGTCATTTTCACTACTTCCTCTTCGTTATCGGCGCTAAAAATTGGTTTAACTTCGATTGGTACCTCTTTCATTGTATTATCTCCTTAAAGTAGTTGACTAATTAGCGCATTGGATGTGACTTTAAATTTACACATCTCGCCTAGGATTAATAGCTCAGTGGTTGTGTAAGCGATTGAGCTATTGCGCGCTTGCTCGCATAAGTAATCATAGAACCGAATAAAATCGGCTGCGTCAATGCGTTGAGAAGGGAAGTTCACGATACCAAGTAGGTTAATATTCGCCACCGGACGGAGTGCTTCTTCCCATACACCTTCGTTGTCTAATTTATAGTTCCCTGCCGTAACCATGGCAGTTACTTCCTCACGCATAGCGAGCAAGTCAACTAACTTGATTAAACGATCAGCGCCTAGTCCATCTTCATGTTTTGCATTTAGCTGCCAAAGGATAGCACGTTGCACCATACGTTCTAGGTCTTCTAACTTCTTACCCAAGATGTGTTTAACTGGGGACGAAATGTCTCCGGTGTAAGCCTCGTGCGCATCGTGTAAAAGACCGAGTAAAGCGATATGAGGGTTGCCGGTTAAATCAAGTAGCACTTCTGCTACATAAAAGCTATGTGTCACCACGTCCGTACCAAACCCGTTAAAGCGAATGACTTTAGAAAGTAGCTGTGCGATTTCGCTTATATCGAATTTATAATCACCGGGGTTATGGAAATTAATAATGTTACCGGTGGGTAACGCCTCTACGCCATTTAAGTCCATTCTTCGTCTCCTTTCTTGACGGATATTGTGAGTTCTAACCCTCGCTCTTCGCAGAATCTTCGCAAGGAATTTACGCGTCCGCGAAGTAGCATTTTCGTTCCATTTTCAGTTTTACGGTAATTCTTTCTGTAATAAAACGTAGCGCACGCTTTACATCTATTTGTAGGTTTGCCACCATGTCCGCGCTCAAACTGGTCTTTTTCTTTCATCTCGCCGCAGTAACGACACATCTTTAGACACATAATGTATTCCCCGTAATTGCGTCGTAAACATCAAACGGATAGCCATACTGGTCGTAGTACGATCCTCTCAATGCAGTTCGTAGAAAGCACGCCAATGCCGTAGCACGACGTTTAACTAATTCTACCTCTTCTTCCGGCTGCGTAGGTTCATAGACAAATAGGGTGTGAGCCGGTTTGTCGAGGTTAGCAGCGATCGCTTGCCATGTGCGATAGGCGATCGTTAGTTCATCTGAACAAGCACCCACAGCCATGAACGCGTTAGCTGGGAGCTCTTCGCGCATACCTAGATAGTTACATAAATAAGCTTTAGGTTGCTCATTCACCTGCGTTTCCACGCAAATACCTTGCCAATTACCTGCGGGTTCTGTAAGTATAGACTTCGCTTGTTCTACAAGTTCGCGATTGTCTTCCGCCATCATAACCTGATCAGCGATATTACATTCTTCATAGGTACCGGCGAAAGCGAACGCAGTGCTTTGTGTACCGTTGTGTTTAATACGTAGTTTCGGTGCTGCGAATACGGTCGTACCACGGAAACACTTTCTGTCTGCTATGAGGAATCTACCATCCCATACAATCTGAGTCATAATTAATTTCTCCTATTCATAAATTACCGGTATTTCTACCCATTCTGTACTTACAACAAGACCCTTGCTGTTTCGGTACTCAACTAGTTGCTCAATACGCTGGCTACCGTCCTTACGAATTACTAAATGTAGATTCATCGTCGGGTGAGGGGTAGTATTCTCACTCTCCCCGTTCGTATCGGCCTTCTTACCAAACGCGTGCCAGTTACTCACTTGCGTCCTCCAGTAGGCTACTATAGGTGGACTTCACGAGTTCGTCGGCTTTAATCACCATACAGTAGGTACGACCTGTGGTATTTGGTAAGCCCTTGGATAGAATAAGTCGTGCGCTCGCATGGGTAAGCAGCCCACGTTGCGTCAACGCGTCCTTGACTGAGTTGATACCGATGTTGCGTTTAGACAAGTATTCTTTCAGCGCGGAGGTGCGGATATACACCATGCCACTATCTTGCTCGTAGCGTACATTTAAGGTGCCGGTAGGAGCCATGCGAACCATGAGTTGTCCTTCTTGAAGACCAACGTCCGTTACCACGGTATTGCGAATGTTATCCGCCAAGAAGCTAGACAACACATCGGTCGGGCTAAACTCGTAGGTATTACGTGATACGCGGTTGTGTTCTACGATACTAATCAGCGTATCGAAGATTGCTCGCATATCCCATTCGACTAATCCCATCTTGTTCGCTAGTACCCCTGCGACGTAGATAACCGCGCACCCTACAATCCAAAAGCGCTCGTCAGAAGTCGCTTCAAGGCGTGTACTAAAGCTCTCAATGGTAGTGTCGATCAAAGCCTGAATATCATCTTGTGGGATTTTTACAAGGTTACTAATCCATTCCGCCCCGGCCACACCGTAGTTTTCACGGATCGGGTTCTTAATTAAGCGTTCACCCTCGTGGACGGAGAGTACAGGCTTAGGCAACTTAAACTCTAATGTACGTGAGATTTCGGCAGCTACGTCTTCTTTCGCTGTATTGATGCGGTCAATAAGCGAGAAGTTACCGCTCGATAGCACCATAAGTTGCCACGATAAATTATCCATACGCTCACGCATATTGGTGTCTAAGCGACGTTTTGTGCGCCCTTGCGTTACACCCAAGAGTAGGTCTGACGTAACACGTGGATCGAGGTTGGATAGCTCGTCGATTGTAACGCCGAGGTTGCACCAACGCCCAAACCGTTCTTCAATGGCATTAACTGTGTCCTTCGCGTTCAATAAAAGCTCGCTAGGGTGTCCCCAAATACCGTTCATCATTTCTTGGGTCGTAGTCTTTCCGTACCCCGGTTTAGTCATTAAGTGTAACCAAATGCCGTTGTAGTTAGTAAAGCGCATGAGCGTTGTACCGAAACTACTCAGCACGCAGATCTGTTGCTCTACTGCCCCGTAAGTCGATAAGCGTCGCATTAAGTTCTTCCATCCTTCTAATGTGCCGGATTGGCGGAACAAGCGACAATAGTTCTTAATGTTAAGATGTGGCTGTACAGTAACTACGCCATCTCGTTGATAGAGTTTGTTACCTAGTAAGAACTGTTGGGTGTCATCTACCCACCCGAAGTGTTGCATCTGTCTTACTTCTGTCATACGTTCTTGAACCTCGTTCTGATAAGCTCGCAAGTAGTTAATGAGCGTTATCATGTGTTTATCTTTAATAGATACCCCGGCCATACCTAAGCGTTGTTTTAAGCGATCAGGTGCGTACCAGTCTTTCATGAAGAACGAAATCTCTTGGTACTGCCCGTTTAAGCCGATGCGCAACATATACTTAACCATGACGCTCTGCTCACCGTCTACGACCTCGACGAATTTTGTCATGATCGGGAACAAGTCGCCTTGGAAGAACACAACTTCTTGGTCGTTCTCTTGGATAACTAATCCTTTATTAGACCGTTTGTACGGGAACGGTGGTTGCGGTGTTCCATCATTACGCGTGCTATCACTTCCGCCATTACCGCTGCCGTTACTGCGCGATTCTGCACTCGTAGCTCCGCTAGTCTCTGCGACTTTATCTCCGCGTTCGACCTCTGCTGATTTAGACGCTTGCGCTGGGTATTCCAACGCTCCGATCTCCAAGTTGTACTGCGGTACGGGGATTTCTTCATAATGTTCAGCTAAAGTTAAAGGGGTTTTTATTCTACCTTCCATCGCATGAGGACATCCCTCACATAGCTCTCCACATTCACGCTGGAAGTAAGAGCAAGTCGTAGGCCCCATGTCCATGTCGATGAAGCGTTGTAGCTTCTCTGCGGTACGGTCTTCGTCAAAGCGAGTTGTTTCCGGAAAGCGAGTTTTACACTTGCGACGTAAGGTCTCGATGTGTTTATCTGCGTTCTCGCAGTAGCGCATTACACCAAGTACACCACGCCACACCGGCTCAGCTACAGGGTTATCCCCAAAGAGCGTAAAGTTTGCTACTTGGCAGCGTTTCAAGAAGTACTTAGCGTGCTTAGGCTTTTGATCAACGAAAGAGGAAGGGTCTTTTTTGACGTACTCAACCACTTTAACTTTGATAGCTTCGATTTCCGCTTTGTGTTCGCGATAGTAAGGTTTAAGCGCATTTACGAAAGCGGAGAATGGTATGTCCGGTGCGTCTGAAATAAGCTCTACACGCTTACCATTCTTATGGTTAATGGTGCCTACCGGTCGTAGAATACGCGCTCTATCCATTGTACACGCAGGGTCAGCGTAGAGACCGTAGTGCTTAATAATTGCGTCAAACACTTTAGCCATCTTGAACCAACTTTGTGCATCGATTTCTTCTTCTAACGCCCAGTAAGCGTGTACTCCACGGCCACTGTTAATCACGATAGGGTCAGGCAGACCAATGGCATGGACGAAGTCCCATAGCTTTTTAATCGCCATAGACTGCGAAGCATAACCTTTTTTCTCGGCATACTTGTCTTCGCCAACATCTAAGTCTAACCAAAAGGCTTTGAAAGCGATTGTGAAGTCCGCACTGCGAGAGAATCCTTTATAGGATTTACCTTCGAACTCTTTATCAATAAAACTTCGTTCAGGGTCAAAGCCACCCAAAGCCATGTAAACTGTGTTACTGGAATGGGACATAAGACCAATACGTTTGGCTAATTCTTCTACTGTTTTAAACGTTTTATGGCGCGTAGTAAGCGATGGGGAACCGTCTGCCTTGAATACTAAGTCTCCGTTGTTGTCAACGCGCTGTTGCATTACAGCCATAACCTTGAGTCCGGAGCTTGGTAATATGCGAGAGAGGTGTTCTAAAGTATTCATAATGTTGCACCTACGAACAAAAGTCAGATCTTACTCTGCAATCGGGCAATTTAAAATGCGGGTAAGCAGATGTAAGTAGGTGCAACATTATGAATACTGTACGTGAGATTGGGTTTGTCATTGATATTGCCCTCTTTATTGGTAGAAAATGCGGTGAGTCTGCTCTCACCGCGAAGTATTTTATAATAAGTTAATCTTAGTCGTCAAATTCGCCTAAGTCTTCCGCCAATGCTTCGGCTTGTTTCACGGATTCATCATCTACGTTGCTATCATTAGATACCACGTTATCCGCCACTTCGGCTTTCTTCTCCACGACCTTACGTTTAGGCGCAGATTTCTTCGCAGGCACTTCCGCCGGATCTTCTTTAGTTTCTTCGACTTCCACTTCCACTTCTACAGGCTCTAATGCTTGTGGGAAGTTTTCTGCTAAGAATTCACGTACTTCGTCTTCCGTTGCGTCATCCGCCCATTCTTTGAGTTCAGCGTAGTCATATTCGGTTGTGTTTACCACGTCAGGGTGTTCCATGCCTAACACAACTTTGCGAGTTTTCTTAGCCGGTGGCGCTTTCTTAGCAGGTGCTTCTTTTTTCTCAGGAGCTTTCTTCGCCGGCGATGATTTCTTGGTCTGTTCTTTCGTGACTTCTTTCTTAGGTTGTTCTTCCGGTTCGTCAATATCAACGTTAATCACAGGGATTCGACCGGCGGAAGAAGGGTTTTCGAAGGCAGCGTTAAATGGGCGTAACAACTCTTGTACTTCTTCACTGTCTTTCAAGCGCAAGATTTCTTGGCGTTGTTCGTTGGATAACACCCAATAGCCACCCTGCGCATTAGACGCAAGACCGAATTTCACAGTGGCAACTTCCATCTTCGGTAGAGACGTACAATGTGTTACTACGAATTGGGTTGGTATCGGCATAGGTTTTTTCGTTACAGGATGCACCTGCGCAGTCAAAGTCTGCATATACCAACTGTAGCTACCGTATCGCTCACGTACTACTGTTTTCTCAGACAGCGATTTATATTTCGGTTCAAATACTACCGGCTCAGAGAAAGTACCATCTTCTTGCACTAATACACAAATGAGGCGTCGATAGGTATTACATGGGACATTCCCCACTTGGAAATTAGAGCTGATTTTGTTGAACTCACATTCTTTACAACTTTCGCAAAGTGGATTTTCCACGCTTGTGTCAGGGTATTGACCGTCTGTACTGTAGCAATCCGGTGCTGCGAACTCACCTTCTTCTTTCTGTTTATCAAAAGACTTCTCGTAGTGAATACGCGAGTTTACATTACGTTGATCCACGATGACGATATTAACTGAACGTCCTAAGTCGATAGCTTCACCTTCCGGTGTAACGAGTTCCCAATCCCCGCTATTACCCATCGATAAACGTGGCGCACGTTTGAAAGTACCACTAAGACCTGCGGTTAAGTCTTTCGTTAATTCTTGGGCCAATTCATCATCGTAAGCGATGGGTAAAGCACCCATGTCAATTACCATTAAGTTTGACATAAATAATCACTCCTATTTATTTAAGTTTACGTAGTTTAAGTTTTTGCAATGTTTTTTGCTCTACCCCGTTTGGTAGATCTAAACCTTGCTTAGTTAAGTCATTAAGCGTTGTACTAGTCAAACGCTTTTGTAAAATCGCAAATGCTTCCGCATTTCGTAATCCATCGCGAATACTTCCCACAATGTCGTTTGCAATATCACGAACAACGTACTCATCCACGTCTTGGTTGTTAGCGATTGCTCGTACAACACCATCGTCTGCGAATTGTTTCTCTACACTTTCTGCAACGATAGAGCTATACACCGGCGTCCAGCCTTCTTCGCCAACGTTATAGACGGTCTCAGGTTTATATGAAACGCCAAGTACACCGGTGAATTTCATTTCTGCGGAACCGTCTTCTTCCATGCGATGACGTAGTTCATCTTCGATAATAGCCAATCGTGTCTTCGCACGTTTTTCATCGGATGCTACAACGTCTAAACGATCTAATGTTTGACGTGCTAGTTGCGCGATGACTTCTGTTTTTGCGCTGCGCAGTTTTGTTTTTAACGCTTCCAAGTTTTTCTCAGTTACGTCGTCTAAGTCCATGCGACATTCTAATGCTGTAGCAATTTGTGCTTTAAGTTTTAGTAAGTCGTCAGTAGAGAAGTTGCCTAACGGAAAATACTGCGTACCTTCGTACATGTGCTTGGCGCTATCACCGATGTAGATACGGTGTTCTTCGTCCGTGACTTCGTTAGACATACCGGGTGAAAAAATATAAAGGAATTTACCTTTTCCTGCCATAATAATTGCCCTCTTTGTTGTTAAGTACGGTGATTATATACTGAAAAATTTTTACTGTAAACCAATTTCTTGTTTATATAGCTCAAGAAAACTTTGTTGCGCTTCACTACCATTGGCGAGCTTGCGGTAAATCGCTTGCTCCAACGGAGTACAGAAAATATGGTAGATACCCATGTTGTTTTTCTGTAACTTAGACTGAATGCGCTTATTCGCTTGATCGTAAAGCTCTAAGCTATGATGTGGCGTGAACCACACAATCGTATCTGCCACCGCGAATTCTAACCCGTGCGACGTAGTCTTAGGGTGCGCCACAAGCACTTTAATGTTCGGATCAGTTTGAAACTTATGAACGACTTCATCCCGTTTTTTACCTGTTACACGACCATCGATCCACACCGAACCATACTTCTTGTTACAGTGTTCTTGGAGTAAATCTACCACGGCTTTAAAGCTCGCAAACACAATAACTTTGTTGTCGGTGCCTTGAATAATTTCATCGAGGACTTTAAGTCGGCCTTTCGGTGGCAACTTCAACACCGCAGTATCATCGTCTCCATCTTGGTCTAACTTAACCACACCTGCTGCCGTCTGTAACAGCTTAAACACTAACACACCGGCGTTAGCTGCGGAGACTTTACCCTCGCGAAGAGGAATCGCTCCCTCGTTACGGAGCTTGTCATAGGCCTTTTGCTGATCCGGTGTAAGCTCCGCCTCATTGTACATCATCTGTAACGGTGGTAGGTCTAATACGTCATCAGCGTTAAAGCGAATCGCAGGTTGTAGTGCATTAAACACTATATCTTCCCAGCCACGCTTTGGTACCCACTTCCGCTCACCAACCTTGAACATGGTAGCGGCTTGCCAAGCTCCAACCGTTTTCGGTACACGGTGAGGAGCGACTAACTTAATAAATCCATACGCCGCCACTGGGCCACCGGATAGTGGGGTACCTGTTAAGGCCCACACGTACTTACACTTTGTCGCCATCTCATTCATCACCGCCCAGCGATCTGACTTCGGATCGCTAAATAAGCGTGCTTCATCAATGATTAGTAGTGTCTTATCCGTTAAGTAGTTGTCCCAAATATCCGCCACCACCTTGATTCCGTCGTGGTTGATAATATGAAAGTCGCACTTTTGACGTAGAACAGACCGTCTAACCGACGCGCTACCTCGTGCTACCATCGCCCAACGGTTAGCGAATATGGCATTGACTTCATTAAGCCACGTGCCACAGTTCGACACGGTGCAACACACTAACACTTTGTCGATGATACCCTCTTTCATTAAGTAGTCAGCCGCCCATAAGCAACTCGCAGTTTTACCGGTACGTTGCGTATTAAGTACGAAGGCCTTCGGATTTTGCGAAACAAAAACGGCTGTCTCTGCTTGGTGTTTCATCGGGTCGTACATCCCATGTAACTTAGGATAGGCATACTGCACTCGCATAGGTTCAAGACCTTCGAGTTTAGCACCTAGATTACCAAGGATTTTATGTGTATCGACATTATGTTTGACGGCCAGGTTATGACCGTCTTGTTTAAATTTAATACCGGCTTGTGAAAGTACTTCCGTGTACTTTGAAGGGTCTCTCACCTTTAGGACTATGGCTTTTTTATCCTTAACTACAAGTGCCATACCGCCACCTCTACCGAAAACTTATAATTTGAATTTCCATTTTGTAAGTTCACTGCGTGATATTTTAGAACTACACCTGTTTTATTCACGCTAACTTTAGCGAATAGCACCGTGTCTTTTAATGCGTCTGCGCATCGTATATTACTTTGAAGGATAGAACTAACTACCGTTTTTGAGAGTGATAACCCTACGCCATACGCCATTGTTTCGGCTAACTCTTGTAACCTACTTTGGCATTGTTTTACATTATCGTCTTGAAGATCTACGCCATATATAGATCCCAATGCCATATAAAACTTCTCCTCTGTCTCCTTATCGCTGTCGCCATCTGCGATAATTGCACTTAACTTACGAGAAAGTATCTCCACAAGGAAGTTACCTGTACCGCAGCTCGGCTCGAAAAACGTGGTCTTCTCATCGTAGCACTCCGCTTGAATCAAGTCGCACATTTCCTTTACAACCTTAGAAGGTGTAAAAACCTCACCGAAGTTTTTAACGCGCTGACGAGAAAGAATTAGTTGCTCATCACTCACCGTCGAACTCCACAGGCTCAAGTTTGTCTTTCCAGCGATAGAGAACCTTAGCGTGTTCATGTTCTTTCAGAGCGTCTAGGTCTTCCATATCACCGTACGTCCCGTTGTTGCTTGCGGCATTGCTTAATTCTTTCGCGTAGAATATGGCGAGGTCGACACTTTCGTTGTCTACCACCCACGCAAAACCGCGCGCTTTATGAATACGATCTAGTGCATAAGCCTGCAAGACGGTAGGCTGTTGTTTAGGTGTAGCCTTACACTCAAACGCAAAAGGCACACCTTTAATAATCGCCATTACATCGGGAATACCTGTCTGCCCCATACCGTTTTGTACCGGCATATAATAAAAGCAATCGCCACCTAGCGATTTTAGAAAGTCCAATAGTTTCTTCTTGACTTTCCCTTCCGGTGTTTGTTTAGCCATAATCTACCCCGAAATTCCTACAAGAATGAATCCAACTACCATACCTACGAACACACCTAACTTAAAACCTCGCCACCAAGGGTCTTCGCTCATAGCGATGTCTAACTTATTCATCGTTCGTTTTCCTCTTGCTTCGTCGCTTCATATCCGCCTTGAAAGGCTTCCCAGCGATTTTGTACACGCCAATCTTTAAAATTACCATTCGTGTACTGGTCGTATTCAAAGTGATGATGCTCAGGCGGATATTGGCGGAAATGCCACTCTAAGAATTTTTCATGTAAGGTCATAAGCCACCTACTGCTGAATAATTGTTTTACCACCATCATTGGCGGTGTTCAAAGCTTTTACAATTTCTTCATCGCTCATACCGCGACGTTGAAGTTGGTGTGCCATTAAAATAGTCTGCGCCTTTTCTTTTAATTTACCGAAAGCAACGAAGTCTTGGCAATGTGCGATGTCTTGTAAGATGACTTCTAAATTTTGTTGGCGTTGCATCATAAGACCATACGTCTCATTAACCTTGACGTGTTGCGCCTGTACGATTTCAAGTAACGTTTCTTTATCCAAGCCGGCATATTGCGCTAAGAACCCTTCGTAATCCTGCGCTTCCAAGCGACTGTCGGCTGCCTGTAAGTGCGCTGCGTTCTTATTAAACTGCGTACGGATTTTGTTAATGAAATCGGCGTAGCGTTCTTGTGATGATTTTTGTTCTGTCATAGTTTTTTACCTTTTGTTATAGAAAGGGCAGGACTTAACTTGGCACCAAGGTTTCCCACCATTAACCGTTGGCTTATTTGGTCTGCATAAACCACCTGGATTAGGCAACCATTCGTTCTTCTCCGTGGAGTAAGCGATACGTTCGATGTCTAAAGCCAAGTCGCTTTTCATCTGTTCCATATCAGATCGTTTGAACAGTAATCCTTTTCTTCCGTGTTCAATCGGACTAAATTTCATCGCGTCTAAGAAGATATACGCCACGCGAATTTGCTGGATATGCGGATAAGCGATAAATGCCATGAGTGCATAGTTTGTAAGCTGCTTACGGAAATCTTCGTTGTCCTTGACCTTACCGGTCTTGTAGTCGAAGATAACCGCTTTGCGTTCTTCGTGGTTAAGTACCACTACGTCTGCCGTACCACCATACCAACGCACTTTGTAATCGCACGCCTTAAAAGCTGCAGTGATACCGAATCTTGTTTCGGCTAACTTCTCACCTTTCATCAGCTCTAACCGGCGTATTAATGGCTCGAATACTGACGTTTCTTCCGGTAAATCTAACTTATCACGTAGTCGTTCTTCTAACTGCTTATGCCAACGGGTTCCACGTTCGGTCTCGGCCGTGGACTTAAACACCACCTCTTTGGAAATGTACTTGGCATAGTACTGCTTCGGACAAGTGTTATACGTACTTACCGAAGACGGCGATTGGGGCATTAGTTTCATATTAAATCCAACATTTCTTCGCGATTTAACGGATAAGTAGGACGTACATGATGCTCCCATCGCTCTGAACCATCGTATTCGAATCGACTAGACCAAGTACCATCTTTCCACCAAATAAACCCGTACAATTCTTGTCTTCCGTACCCTGCATCGTACATACGATCTATTTCGAATAAGAACGATTGTAGTTGTTCGCTACTATACCCTTCCGGAAGATGAAATAACGACACATTATGGGGGTTATGTATATCCGTATGTAAAGCTAATTGCACTGATTTTATGTTTTCTACCCCGTTCGTGTGTTCGAGTAGTTCGGTTCTTATGTTATTCATCATTATTCCACTTCCGCCGGTAAGCTAAATGTTTTACCAATTTGGTACAACACATTATCCACATTACTAAGGAGATGTGTTTCGTTACCTGATTTACGACACGCCGCCAACCCATCATAGGCGTTAATAAGGTTTTGTTTGTTTTGACTTAACCGGTGCAACGTCGATAGCAGACCAGAGACTTCTCTCGCTTGGCGGATACAGTCTTCCAACGCGTTATGCGTAACAGGTGATTTAGGCACCTCGATACCGGCGATTTTATTTAGCATTCGCACCGTGCGCACCGAACGAGTATTCCAAAACTTCCACGGTACCACTAGGTATAATGATTCATATAAGTTACTTAAGATCGCCAAGTCGAAGTCAGGGTCGCACGCCCACACTTCAATATTTTCGTATTCTTCCGGCGTAGTAACCCCATAAGTACTGCATTTAAAAAACTCTGCCAAGCTGAACACGGCATTATGAGGGTCAAGTTTTTTCGAATTAGGATTCGTTAAGATATTATCCGCGTTATTTTCTGTTAACTGCTTGGCCCACCATTGAACGGTATCTCCTGAAATATGCCGATCACGCTGCATATCTAGTCTGAGTTCGCGATAGAACTCACGCTCAATATTACCTGTAGATGGATCGAACTCGACTGCCCCGATGCTTAATACCACGGCATTTACCGCTGTAGATAAAGTCTCAATATCTACCATGAAATGTTTAGTCATACTATTATTCCCCTGTAATCACGCAGTCCATGTACAACTGTACAAACTTACCAGTGTTTTTGCTTTTGTAATACACACCGCCACCGCTCTCCGAGTATTCCACGCGACCTGTAGATCTGTCGGTAAACACCGGTGTGGCTGACCCTGAATAGCACACAATGTCAGTCTCGTTGTTAAAGCGTACAATCCGCTCTCTTTCCGCATCGGTACAGGCTGCTAGTACAGCTAACGTTATCATACCGCAAGTAATCATCTTCGCTACTTGGCGTTCGCGCTTAGTCATATACAACCCCTCCTCTCGTTCCTTCTACATACTCACCGACTACTGTTACTACCGGATGAGTTCGATTGGCGTACTGTAATTTATTACTTACTTCCCCGTTCACTTTAATATTGCGGATGGCGAGCATTGGGAATGGCACGTACGATGCACGCGATAGTTGCTCTTCCATATCTGAAACTAAATATTCACCTTTCATACCTTCAATGGTAATCACGCTTTTGCCAAACACTACGCCTTTACCTTCTACTTGCTTTTCGATCGTACGTTTGTAGGATTCCAGGCCTAAGCGCTGATACGCTTCCTTAGCTGCGCGTAGCTTTCCAGTGAGCGTAATATCATCTAGAACGGAGTAATCTTCTTGTCCGTTCTTCAATAGTACCGGTGCCTTTTCATACGTCGCTAAGAAAATATCCGGTTTACAAGGGTAAAATTCACCCTTAACACCTTGGATGATGTAATCACCATAGGACGCTGTCATCAAACCTTCAAGCGTTTCGATCTCAGCGAAAGGTGCGCCGCCATTAAAGATCCGCACTTTGTCTAAGTCTAGCCAATCAGGCATACCGTTTTCAATGTTTTCTGTTGTTAGTTGCCATGCGTTTACTTTTACTGGTTTTTTGACGTATTTAGTCATAGTTTGCTCCGTTTACCATTTGTTCTACTTTGTCAATCGGTTGTACAACATGAACTACTTGCGAATTATTAGGCTCGTAGTTACTAAGAACGATCATTGACCCACTATTACCGTTGGGATGTACTTTGATAATGTGCGCTGGGTTAATCAAAACAGTTTTCCCCTCTATGGCGGTAAATGCGATTAGTTTAGTCATCGTTTACTCCGCTTATTTTTGCCTTAATCTCTTCGACACTTTCTGCGACGTTGAATTCCTTGTTATAACGTAGTCTTACCACTGACGCAGGGAGGTTATGGTGAGGGCTTACTGACATAATAGCGTTTTTATTTATTAAAACTTTGCTATCCTTCCCATAGTGTTTGAATTCAAGAAACTTAGCCATCTTTTACTATCCTCCTGTTGGTTCATATAGTAACTGCAACAATTCTTCCGGCCAGGCTTGTAGATAACCGTCTGCAAGCGACACGACATATTGCCCTTCCTGCGCATACACGTGGCCGAGTTTCGTGTTAAGTACCATCACGAAATCCATACGTGAAAAACTATCGGGTGCATCATCTTTTTTAAGCATGTCGAATGTTATCCACTCCGGAATACCTTTAGCGACGTTATCGCGTGTTAACTTCCATACTTTAACTGTTACTGGTTTTTGTTTAAGTTCTGTCATTTCCTAACTCCTTCATTGTTGCTTCACAAATAAATTTACCTTCGCATGTGTAGATTTTTCTTTTCGTTAGATCCTTTAAATCTGCGTTATCTACATCCACCATTTGACCTTCATATTCTTTTAAGACGTCGTGTCGGTACTTTCGCCCATTAAACGCAACTGTTCCACGTGTTACTTTTCTTAAATGTGAATAGTAAGTGCCAGCCATGTGCTACTCCTTACCAAGTTCTTCTAATTTACTACGCGTTACGTACAATGTACGCGCCACTTTTTGATCATCATCGCGCTTAGCGAATAACACCAAGATGCTACCGGAATTGTTACCGTCTGTTCGTTCACCGGTACTGTTGTTGATAAAACTGATACGCCCATTACAGATAAATGCCACCGCTTTGGCGTGCTTAACACACTCGCTGAACCACGCTGTCGATGTATCAGCCGGTAGTAGCATGATTACCCCGGCCCCATCGAACTTCACGTTTTCTGCGAAGTGAATGCCTTTCGCTATGAAGCGTTCTTTTTGTTTTCGGCTATATGGTGGATTGCACCATAACACGCCGTTACACCGTACAGCACAAACGAACTCAATCCAGTCTTGTTGCAAAGAATCTTGTTCTTCGGTGAAGAACCGTTCATGTTTAGCGTTGTGTTTACTAGCGCATACATCGCCAACATAAACAGATTGTGGGTCGAGTAATCCCTTTTGTACGAAATACGTTAATGCCCCGTTATAAATCTCATTCGGGGTGGCCCAAAAGTCTTTGTCTTCCGGTGCTGTTTTGCTTTTTGTGTTTGTCGCTATCATTACAATCCTTCCCGTACTAAACTTCCTATGTTAACTACCACACATAAGGCGCCTATTACACCACGTAACACGTCTTCGAGTTGTACTCCTTTCGCTATAAGCAGTATGCCGATCGCAATCCCTACAATGTTGATCAATGTAGTCATTACTTATACTCCGCGTGTAGTTCAGACCATTGAATACGATACTTATCGTTGCACATCAGAAAATAGATAGTCGCTTCTTGCGCCGTAGTTAGAGGGAAATCCAAAACAAGAATATAGTCTATCCAGTCGGTTGATTCCCCATTAACCTCAACTCTTACCATGTTCTCGTTGCGCTCACTAAATCCCAGCGCAGTCCGAATAACGTCTGCAAGAGCGAATAGTATATCTTCGCTCGCAGTACTACTAAATTTAATCTTCGCTGCCACAGGCTAATCCTCCATGTTATCAAAATCACTCCACGTGATTTTATATTCACGTCGTTTAAATAGGCTTCTAAGGACTTTTTCTTGACGGGTGGTTAACACTAAGTTAATAACCAAACTATATTCATTAGGTTGCGGAGAAGTCTTTAACCATACAACCTCTTGATTCAATAAACTTAAGCCCATTGCCTTATGGGTTTCGAAAACGAGGTCTAATAATTCACGTGCATTAAGTGAAGAAGTAAAACGAATAACGACATTATTCTCAATCATAGTTGCTCCTATTTATCTAATTCAGCGATGATCATCACCGCATTAACCATTGATTTACCGTCTTGTTCCAACTGGCGTAATTTCTTCGCCATGTAGCTTTCTTGTCCGGGTCGTGGCATTACATCCACACGTAGCTCACGACGGTGGCTAGGCCATTCATCACGTGCTACTAATGTAACTCTACCGCGCATCCCTCGTAGGTTTAGTTTCTCCATAATCCGCTCAAGCAGCTCTACGTCGCTGATGTCAGCGAGTATTGAAAATTGAATTTTAATCATCTTAATATCCATACCTTTGTTATAAGCAAAGAACTTGCCATTAATTTCTGCTGAAATAATGACGCTTTATTAAAGGAGTACGGTACATGAATCCGCAAAATAAACCGGCAGAAGTGGTTTAACGCTTCTTCTTCCTCTACCACGACGTCCTTACGAATACCTAACGCTTTACGAATGTCCAGTAAAAGACTAGGCTTCCCATCGAGCGTTGTTCTCTCATATAAGAGCTTAATCACTTCGCACACCCGTATCGTTGAGCGATTGAACCATCTACCGCAAGGGGCAATGACGCATACCAACCAGTTGAGTGCGTCATCACGTCCTGCATGATGTCGAATACTTCTTCCGCCAGTTCATCTTTACAGCACACAATAATTTCATCGTGAACTGTCATTACGATATGAGCATCGTCACGGGTAAATCCACGATCAAAAAACTTCTTACGTAGGTTTACCACTTTCTCGGCTGCGATGTCTCGACACGCAGCCTGGCAGTTATGAACGATAAACGGTGCTTCATCGCCTTTAACAACAAAGCGATTTCGTGGGCCACAGTTTAGGATGTCGTAAACTTCCTTCTCGCATCCGGTTTCTCCGCTAGTTGAGGCATCTCCACACCGCGAGATAAGCGATACAATACGGTTGTATGTCCAATCCCAAACTTTCGCGAGAACTCCATCACGGTTAGCTTCGTTCCGTCCTTCATATCGATCCACACCGTGCGTCGTCGATTTTTGCAATTCTCCTTTCGAGATACCCAACGACAATTCTCCGGTTCGTAATTCCCGTTGTTGTCTATGCGGTCTAGATCCGTACCAGTTTTGTAGGAAGGAAGCATATCGTCTCGGAAGTTCTCGAAGCTCTCCAACCATCGCGGACAAACCGTGATACCACGTCCACCGTAGTTGTGCCACGCCTTGTGGTTCGGTTGTGTACAACGCTGTTTCATTGAACGCCAAATTGCGTAGAGAGGGTGCTTCGTCATGCCATGCGTACGATTTTTCTCGCTTATTTGCGAGTTTGCTATACATCCGCAGCTTGGAACACTCCCTCGTTTGATCGACTTCATTACGTCTCCGGGGTCTTTCACACAAGAATTGCCACAATCGCATCGGTATAGCCACCACCACTGATTGTTTCTTCTTACTTTCTCTACCGCGACTAATTTCCCGAAGCGTTGCCCGGTCAAGTCTTTGAATAGATGATGTACTCCGTTCGGATATGAGTACCCCTGCTTCTTTCCATCCGTCATTTGTTAATACCTCGTGGTCTTCTGTCATATAAACTCCGTCGATATTAACACATTGTTTGACTGATTTATAGAGGATACCCGAATGAGTTACAAACTCAACCCCATCGTGAACTTTGTCAGTCAACTTAACGTCTTTTAACTTAACCCAGCCACGGTCGGTCATAACTTCAGCTTCTCCATCAACGCAAAGGTTTTCCGTAATTTTGCCACCGAACGTCTTTTCCCAGTCAGGTTTCTTAGTATGTTTGTTCTTACCCCAAAACCATAACTCGTTACCCATTTCACCTGGCCGGTGATGTACGCCACGATATGTCAGCGCCATGCCGTTCGGGCGCATAATTTTGTTACCGACCGAATAAAACAATTCGTTCTTATCGCCTAACTCTACGTCAATACCTTGTACCATGGCGTTAAGCATCGTTTTACACTTGTCCCAACCTCGCTTAATATTCGGCGCAGATTGGCGATAAGAATTCACAAAGGATTGGAGTTGTTGCTCGGTAAATTCTTCTGAACGTTTACCCATTACCACGATAAGCCCGTTCTTACCAGCACCATAACCTAGACCTAATTGTTGCGATTTACCAACGAACCGTTGAGACTTGTTAACTTCCCCATACTCGATGCCGTAGGTCATCGCAGCCGTTACTTTATAAACGTCTTTACCACTTACTAACGTGTCTAAGATCCACACCTCGCCCCAAAGCCAACTGTTAAATCGCAACTCAATTTGGCTCCAGTCCAGCACCACAAGTTTTTTACCTTTCGGTGCTTTGATTGCATCGCGAAGGCCCATGATGTGGAGTTCTTCTTCGTCATTCTCAACGACACCGGCACGTGCTAAATGAACTTTGTTATCGTCTAGTACTGCGACGATTGCATCGGCTGCGTCTTTGTAAAATACTTTCGTTCCTACCGGAGTGGTCTTATCAACAAGCTGATTTCGGTTCATATTCTGAACGTTAATGGAGTCAGAGTTGTGAACTAATTTCCCGTTCGCCCAAAATCTATGACGAGGGCCACAATTAACAATGTCATAAACCGGTTCAACGCGAACGTTTGCCTTTTCTTCGGCGGATAATTTCTTCATCGGTAAAACCTTGTTTTATTAAATTCCGTATAGCTTCATAGCAATAATCCGGTCGCATTGACAATAAATGTCTTATCCTTGCTCCCATTGCTCCTACCTTATACGCTCTTTTATTACTCGCTTGTTCAGACCGCGTTGCCCAACGTAAATTGCCAGGTTCATAGTGGCCGTTGTTGTCAATGCGATCTATGGAATGGTCTTTACTTGGTCGGTCACCTAGGTTCTCATACACCCATTTCGCCATGTCCATCGGGGAATTGAAACGAAACTCTATACCTCTAGCTCCGTAATCCTTGTATGCGTTTGAATCCTCATTTGAACATCGTGCTTTTGCGCCTGTACAAATAAATCTCAAGTGGCGATAAGGGCGAGTTTCTGCTTCTTTGGTTGCCTTGCGAATCGCAGCTTGAGTCATCTTCTGCTGATGTTCTTTCCAATCAGGAGTGTCTACTAGTTTACGCATTTTCCGCTTCTGCGCGCAGTTATAGCAACCTATCCACCCTCTCTCTCTCATAGCTCTTTCAAGCTCTGCTTTCTTGCTATGACCTTGTCTTCCACAAGAACAAACCCAATCAATTACCCACTTACCTCGGTCATTTAGGTGTTCACCCGTCAGCGTAAGTTCGCTTAACACTCGGTTCTTGGCAATCCATGATTTTCGTTCCTGTTCGCATTGCTTCAGATAAGCTAATCGTTTCGGTGTCGTTGATGAACACCGGGTGGCACGCTGTTCCTGTGATTCCGTCATGTGTAATAACCTCTTGATACCCACTAAACTTAACACCCTCATGTTCTACGAACTCTACTCCGTCCCACACGAGATCTGACAACAGTACGTCCACGATTTTCTTCTGAACTACTTGTTGCTCGGTTGTTAAACATAGTATCAGAGTATCAGCAACTAAACAACCACCCCATCTCCCCGTATGCGCTGCGTAGTACTCTAAAGGCATTGGCATTGGGTTACGTGATGCCAACTCAAAGAACCGCTCAACCCGTGTAACCGCCTGTGATGACTTATTACCTAACCGTGCTTCTACGAGTTCAACCACATTTGGGTCTTCATGTTCAAGTAAACGTAGAAAATCAAGGTCTTTCTTTGCGAAGGCATATTTAGTCTGCCCTTTGGCGTTTATTTTCGTTGGTGGCTCAACACCTAGGTTACGCAGTAGTTCTGCGAACTTATCATCTGAACGAAGATCTGAAAGCGTCGCACCAACTTTACTTAGTAACGCATCACGCTTGCCATTTACCATGCCGCGTACTACTTTAAGTACTGGTTCGTGTAACTCCACTACCGGATAAGTAAACGTTTCGATTGTCGCCGTCATAACGTCGATCTCAAGCTCAGGGAACTTGAACTCACGCATAAACCAGTTATATGCCGACCACGTCAAGTCCACGTCCGTACATCCATACTTAGAATAAGCGTCGTATTCTTCATCCGTAAAATCCATTAAGTGCTTGCCATCCGCGCTTATTACTTCATCGCCTTTATCAAGCGAGCGTAACATTTCTTCTTCGCTTAGATGACCCCACGTTGTGTTGCCGGCGTCATCACGGATAATTCCCCACTTATAAACGTCGCGTAACTGGTGTGTTACTACGTCAAGTGAGTTACCGTCCCACAACTGCGCTGCTCGGCTCATAAGCATCGTGTCAGCAATTTGGCCGGGATAAATGTTATAAATCCAGCCAAGAATTGCGCAGTCAAACCGCCCATTGTGAGCAATTAATCTTACGTTGTCCCAACCATAAGCGATTTCTACATGGTTCAACCATTCTTCGATCTCGTGAGGGCATAGCCACTCAGACGGTCTATTACCCACTTTAACTGATAGACCAATTACTTCAAACTTCGGATTGCGAATGTACTGCTCAATCGTCAATCCACTATTTTTATTCTTCAAAAAATACTTTGACTTCTTGTCGTAGTAGGTTTCGAAGTCCAGTGTAATTTCGGTGCGTTCCATCCTACCACCCACTAATAACAATACCGCCTTCTTCGCCACGGCGAGGGGGGATTTCTTCTACTTTGTAGCCCTTCCGTTTGAGTTCGTCGTACACTTCTGTTCTATCCATACATCCATATCCGACAAAGACTGAATCCGATACAAAAACCCTTGAACTGTTCATGAATTCCGATTCGATGAACTCCTTTATACTACTAAGTACAGCCAATGTTGAACGATCTACTTTAGTTTTCTTTAGAGACGAAACATCCGTTAGTATTCCATCTGACATAACTACTTCTCCGCTACATCCGGTGAATCTAACACAATCGTCTTCCCACGGTGTGACGCTGTAAGGAGGATGCCTTCATCTTTTCCTACGCCGGCAAAAATTTCAAAATATTTATCGTTCTGTTTACGTAGTCGATCAACGGTGTCTTGTAGTTCTGCGACTTTTTGTTGCTCCGCCGTCAACGTTTCTTGTGCGTACCGCGCATATTCATTGGCGTTATCAGTTTCATCGCGTAGAAGGCGTAAATCTAAGAGTAATTTCGCTTCAACTGCGCTAACCTCGCCGGTAGCAATTCGCTTAGCTAACTCAGAATCCTCAACGTTAAGGCGATTCGCTAAGTCTATATTGAATGCTTCTACCTTTTGACGTAAGGCTCTGCATTCTTCTTTTAGCTCAACGTTAGATGCGGTTAGGCGTGTATTCTTATTCACGAGATCCGTGGTAAGTTCGTTGCACTTATCCGCCACTTTTTTCCAATAAAATGGATTTAATTTATTCAAAAAGTTCATGCTTTTACTCCTACATGGAATGGGTTAATGCACCCTTCGAATCCACAACTACAGCCTTCAAACAAGTGGGATTTAGATCCACCGTGAACAGCGGCCACTAACAGTTTAAACGCATCACGTCGTTTACTTCCCAACGCACCGCTCACCGGTGTACCACCAGCCGTATCACCTACCCAAACAAGGTGTGAGCCACGTACTTCGCATTCATCCAACAACTTAATATACAGTTCTTCATCACAGACAGTTTGCATTTTATTTCCCTTAACAAAACGCCAAGCGAACTGCGAGATATTAAACGTTTCACGTGCGGCATTCTGCGTACCATTAAATTCCGCTACGTCTTCAAGGTTACAATGCTCCGCTAAGCGGATTGTGAAGTACGGGTACATCGCTGTGTTCTCCGCCAAGATTTTCCGAATGGCCGTCGGTGCAAGACCCACTTCATCCGCCATGTCTTCGGCTGCCACCGTTACGGCCAGGTCGAAGATTTTTTTGTTTACATCCATGAGGTTTTTCTTCGCACCGGCACGGAAGAAAGTACGCCCTGCTAAAGGTGAACCTAAGATAATATGTTCTTTCGCCACGCAACGTGGATTCCCACATGAGGTTTTAAATATGGTGGTTAATGTTGTACCTTCATAGATTTTCGTTCCACGGAAGGCACGGATATTTAAGTTTCGGTATTTACCGTCTTCTTGTCGCACCCCAATGACCGGTGATTGACCCACCATCGCACCTTTCCAAACCAGGCAATCACCTTCTTGCACTAACTTGGTTTTAACTCGTTCGGAAAGTTTCTTAATCTTTCTTTCGCTCACGTTGTCCTCTCTGTATATCAACAAATTGAGTAAGCACGGTTACGATATAGTCGTTCATCGTTATACCTTGTCGTCGTGCTTCTCTTTTGATGTCAGCTCTCAGGCTCTTTGGTAGCTGTAACATAAATTTCGATTCCATACTAACACCGCTAAATAATAACATGGTGCAAGTATAACTTTTTACTTTTTAGTTTGCAACGATTATAACTTCAATTTAGCAAACTCTTGGCGAAGTCGTTCAACCATCGTACCACAGTGAGCCTCCGCCTCTTCCTTGGTAGCAAACACCCCAAGTGTTACCGGCTCTTTAAACGGCATCGCATACATCTCAGCCCACGCACAAAACTTCTCCACGTAAACTACCTTCTCGACACCGCCTTCAACTACGACCTTGTATGCCGGTTGACCGTCTCTAATCATAGATTGACTCCGCACGTTTCATTCCCTCCTCGTTGTAAAACAAGATTTTGTTCACTTCGCCGTTGTCATATTCCAACGCCACATAGACTTTTAAACATGGTGGGACTTCTTCAAAGTAGCTCAGTAGTCTTCCGCTTTTTACGCCGTCCATGCGCCCTACGTGTTCACCCCAATTAATGAACCCCTGTACCGTAGCGAACGGATTGAATTTCTCATACCCAAAACTTGGATCTTCAATGGCCGTCTTTTCAATAAGGCGTTGGCGGTATTCGGAAAGCTCACCTTTCTTCATTTTGCCTTCACCTGCTGCAAACCAGTACCGCACATTACGTAGCTCTTTCACACGGTTAGCGAATTTAGGTTGATTATTAAACCACTCTACATATTCGTGTAGATAATCAGTGCGGAAGTGGATAACATCTAAATTAGGCGTTTCTTGTTCATACTGTGTTAGCATATTGCCGGTTACATTAAACGCCCACATCGGTGCCAACACAGCTTCTTGTGGGATGTCGTCGATCTCATACGGACACGCCACCCAAAACATCGTCAAAGCGTGTAAAGAGTTCGCTTGCGTCCACGCATCGACCAGCATATTAGTTACATGGTCGTTCATCTCCGTCAGCAATACTTCCGATATAGTCTGCGTGTTCATCTCACGATCTAGATAGACCATGCCGTCTTGCTTGCGACATACTACACCGGTCTGAATGTTCCACTTCCAACGCTCAGCTCTAAGGCCTTCCTCTTGCACCTTCGTGATTGGTACAACCTTTTTTAATCTGCGGTTATACACCAGTGTGCGTGGAGTCATAGAGGTTCGTAGTTCCCCGTCAACTACCTCACGTCTATCGACGATATTACATACCATCAAGTCTTTTATTTCAGTCGCCAGCATCCGTCTATAACGTTGCTTATGATCGACCTTAACGACCTTCCCGTCTTTACGCCGGTTCTTACTCTTAGCCATATCGCCACCCTAGATAAATTCGAATGTAATGCCGTCAACTAATTGAGCAAATTCTTTAATGGCTTCGAATGGTCTTACACTCTGCGCTGTTACATGGCGACTTACAATTTCGGCTAACACGTCTTCCATCAACCGTTTATGCAACATTATCCCATCACCAACAGACACACCATCGTGCATTGTAAAAACACCTGGCTTATTAGAGCAGTCAACGGTATGTAAGCCGGCGTTAAACGCTGCCATCGTGGTTACTTCTGTCAACTTCATATTCAATAAGTCAGTACACAGGTCAAAAATCTTCTCCGCTAACAATCTGTAAGCCTCTTCACCCTTAATTGCTTTTACTGCATCACTCATTTTTAAATCTCCACATTTTCTGTCTGAATAGCTCGGATCAGGTCTTCAATATCAATATATACTTGGCGCATTACGTCTTTCGCAGGTGCGCCACACCATTCCGGTAACACAACCAACCGTGTACCGTCTTTCGCCGTCATCCACGCATCCGTTGGGCTACTCATCGCATAGTCGTACCAGCTCTCAAAGCTTGTGAACCCGTACAGCCCAATCAGATCTATGGACTCCACGAACATCGCCTTAAACACACGCTTACAGATAAACTCACGGCTAGGCATCTTAAACAAAGGCGATTTGTTTCTGATCGCCTGTAAGTAGTTCAGTAAAGTATCGAAGCTATATCCGACCTTGTTTCCCTCCCCTACCCATCTGCTGGTCGTTGGATAGTAACTCACCACAAATCCACGACAACGGATCAAGAAGTGCAATCCTCTATTTTTAGCCTCTGCCTCAAACCCATAGGGCCGAATCTTTTCGTTAAACTGACGGATTGTTAATACTTTCGTTTTCATACCATACCCTTAGCTATCTTATAGAGGGCATCAAAATCTCCATCTTTTAACCCCTCTACCGTTTTTACATTCAGGTAAGCTATGTCATCTATGCGCTTACCCATCAACACCCACACAACTACACGTCCTTTGTAGTAAGTGGCTTTAAAGACACACTCTCCGTTCTGTATCCACGGCTCCCCATGGAGAAAGCGATAGCGGTCTTTTGTTAAGTGGCGTTGGAAAAGTATATACGCTCTCCCAGTCCGCTTATTTGTTTTGATCTTGTAAGGCATCGTCGTGTTCACGCTTCGTCCCCTTCAACCATTTCCCTAACGCTTGGTAAAGTTTTTCTCCCTCAACGGGATCAAGCTCGAACTCAAATTTATCTTTACCAATCGTAAAGTAACGTGTCATGGTAATAACAAACAAATCATAGTCTGCTTCCCACTCTAAGCTTTTATTGCCGTGTATAATACGCATAGTTTTACACCTCTACGGTCAAATCAATAAAATTAAAGCCATTCGGCATCCAACGTAATAGCGCAATGCGAATATTATCGATTAGCTTTAAAGTTAACGCATACGCCTTGTCTCCCGTCTCCAAATTAACTACTAATAAATATTCACCGAAAGCATTTACCGCTTTCATCAAGGCTTCGTATGCATCGCCTGTGACAAGATCATGGGTGTATCGGGTTAAAGCAATACGTTGTAATGAGCTTAGTCCTTTGTCGTTTAGCCCCACGCTATGATTATGTTCATACTCATGCAACGCCATGAACATAGTAGAAGGCGCGAAAGTCATTTCACCAACTTCCAACTGATCGCATACGTCATCCAACATCCACGCCGCATATCGCAAAAATTCGTCGTTTGCTACCAGCGCTTGTACCTCAAGAACTAGCGTCGAAAAGCCCTGCTCTTGTTGTAAATCTTTATAAGCTGCACGAAGTGATAATAAACTTCGTTTCCAGTCATTATCCTGGTTAACTAAGCAACGGTTATAATGCCACGTAATTGCTTGCATAAAATTTAATGCGTTCATAATGTTTCTCCTATGTGTTTTACTCAAAATCTTTCGCTCGCCAGCCATACGCCAGCGGAAGCCCCACAACTACCTGCACCATGTCGAAGTGCGCCATACCCTCTCTTGAAAAGACGGCGGGCTTACCACTGGCGACCATGATTCGGATCATCACCATCAACTCAGGGTTCACCGTCTCTTCGGTGTAACGCCCCAACGTCCAGCTCTCTTTGTCTCTACCTTTCCCATACTTCCGGCAAGGTATGCTTACCTCAACCTTATCCCCGTAGTCTTTTACGTGGTAGTACGTATCCCAAACGTCAAACTTCACCGGGATGCTGTCAATTTTAGGCTCTTTCCCTTCCATCTTAGTAGCTCCCGTAGTAGTCCCAAACCTGTTCATCCAACGTGCGATACTGCTCATTTTGTGGCAAATTCTCATCACACCAAGACTGGATACGCCCTTCAATTTGTGCCAAGTCTTCTACCGTCAACTCACGATCCCACTGCTCATCGTCCACGGCTTTGCTTACCTGCAATAAATACTCCCCGTAGATATACACCAACATATTGGCGATCTTACATGATTCAATTTCTGTACTTACTTCACCAAAATTGTCTTTCTTATACTTATACACTAAGCGGATCGCACTGAACACGCCTACACGTTCGCAAGCGTCTTCGGCTGTGTTATAGTAGATAAAGGCTGGTTCCTCATTGAATAAGTAGTTATGCAAGTCGCACCCGTACTGCCCAACGGCATCACTTAGGCGTTCGTTTAATAGCTCAAACACTTTCACAGCGATTTTGTCTTCTTTTCTTTCAACGCCACCTACGATTAGGCTTTCTTCTTTTAATGTAATCATTTTTAATTCTCCTCATCTCTTAGGCTCTCAGCCTTGATTGTAAAGTAAATATATGCGCCATTATCAAACGGCTCCTCGCTCAAAAATTTTGCCCAGTCGTCAGCGTAACCTAAAATAATTCTCACGGTTACGCTAGGCGCACATAACACCGCATCAATATCGACAAAAAATTGACTGCGATTATCGTATTCCTTACCTTCTAACTCACGTAAGCCCGTCAACTCCGCCACCGATAGCCCGTGCTTACTTACTGCCACTAATACATCTTGCATTCCTTTTTCCCCTTCAACTTTTAATTTACTGCATAAAAACTCTCTACATAATCCGGCTTATTCCGACAGGAACACAGAACGAAGCCAATTACGTGATTCCGTTGTTTTTTGTATTTAGCGATAATTTCTTCACCGTATCGCACCATATTCGCACTGGATAGGCGGTTATCTACCCAAAAAATCCCACCCGTGCCTAGTTCGGTGCAAGGCTTGCCCTTCAAGTCTTTGACCACCGCCATAATATAGACTCTATCCATACCCTACACCTCCTTCGCCTTAATATTAAACACGTCGGTAAATTGCTTTTCAGAGTCATAATCCATCAGCGAAATTCGAAAGCTAATAAATTCAGTGTTCGCATCCTCACGCTCCCGATCCCACAGCTTACAAAAGGCATCCAACATCTTGCGATACACAGGCTCACCATCGGGCAGTAGCGCACCTTCCGGCAGGTCGATAAATTCACAAGCCGATCCACATCGCCCATTTTTACGCCCTTCAATCGTGAACACCATGCGCATCGCCTTCTTACCGCATACCGATACTAAACGGCTGCGGAGGCGGATTTCTCTTTCAATTTGTAGCGGATACGCTAGATCCACATTAATCTCGTATGATTTTTCGTTCATTGTTCTTGCTCTCCATCTTCGTTGGTGGTCAGGTTTAAAAACTCCGATAATGCTTTCGCCTGCTCAAATGTGAGTTCAATCGCTGCATAGTCTCCCTCATAATTGTTAGACATACATTGATTATGAGGATCATCTATCGAAATACGTAGCTCTCGGTTTTTCTCATAAACCGCCACTTTTAAGATAGTACCTGCTCTTTTCAATTCAAATTCTTTCATGCCCTTACTCCTTACAAATAGTAGACATCCAAAACATCCCGACGCTCTACCGCTTTTTGCGGTATATTGCGCCCTAACCATCTGCGGATCTTACGCTCTGCTTTAATCCAACAACGAGGCACAAAGTCATTACTAGAATTATCAAAAGCGTAGATCTTGCCTCTAATGCGTCGCAAAATCGCCTCAGCTTTTTCGATGCGGGCGCCCGTTGTTAAATCGGCAAAACATACCTCAAAATAGGATTGCGCCTCCTCCAGCGTGCGGAACGACTTAACAAAATTATCCACCGGCAAGCCCTTATATTTATAAAGCTCCACCACTTGCACCGTATAGCGATAGACCTGCTCACGGTTGCAACGTGTTAAAATTTTGATTCTGCGCCCATCGTCGACGCGCATTAATGTGGTAAACATTGCATAGCTCCTTGTTGTTTTAGTTAAAATAAGCTCACAAAATACGCCTAGCCTTTAATGATTAGGCGCATTGAATTAGCCTACTCCTACGCCGCTCTCTCTAACTGCGCTTCGAGATGATCTAATGAATTATTTAAATTATAGCTAACGACGACGTATCCGGCTCCGTATTTCTTGCCTCGATATTTGCGAAAACCTGCTTTTATTGCAACTGCTTCCACTTCTGCGGTTGTGGCTCTAACAAGACCGGCTAGCTCATAGCAGCCGATATAGTAACGTGGGTTCCCGTTAACGTCATTAGATAAACGGGTAAATCTTTGTTCTTGTTCGAATGTCATAATGTTTTCTCCTGTTGTTGATTAAGTGTTAAGTATTATCGCTTTTTGCTTTTAAATTGTCAACACTTATTAGTAAAAAAGTTAAATTATTTTTCAGCTTCCGCCATGCGGTCGGCGACCGATAACACTTCTGCCAATGTTACAGACTTCGCAAAATCTTGCTTTTTATCGCCTACCATTAAACGATAGTTAGATCCTAGATCTAAAATATGAACAAGGCTACCCGTTACACGGTGACGCAACTCCAACACCGCGCCTTTAAGTCTTAAAAATTTAAACATTGCTAGATCTCCTATATACTAATTGCCACCGCACCATGCGATCGCTTTATGTGGCACAGTATAGCAGATCGCTCCATGTTGTCAACACATAAAAACCAAATGATTAGGTTATTTTTAACTGATCGACGGAAATTTATACAGATTTAGATCGGCGGAAAACTTGCGAAAAGGTAACACCTGACCGCTAGATCCACTACGCTTTTTAGCCTCTGCGTGGGGCTGTTTGAAAAACCCTAAAAAGGCACAAAAAGAAGCCAAAAAGTGAAAAATAATTTCAATGAAATCAAAGACTTGTGAAGGAATTTCGCTTTTTGGTTTCTTTTAGTGCCTTTTTTCCCGCTGTTTTTTACCGATCCGGGGGGGGATCGACGATTCCCAAATGTGACAGGGTAAACGGGGACGCCTCATAAACCGCCCAAAACCACGAAAATCGGAAAAATTTCCAAAAAATTAAAAAACACCCCTCAAAAAATAGCAAAAAGGCACACACAAAAGGCAAAAAGCGAAAAATGACAAAAATGGCGAAGCGTCCTATATATATATTAAATTAGTAAATTATTAATATATATAGGCTTTTTGGGCTATCATCCCTATATTTTCGCTATCTCTTACCTTTCGCTTTTTCGTAGTATGCGTTGACTAAACGGCTTCCCATCGCCTGCCTTTTTTGTGGCGTAAGTGTTGCAACGAGACCATGCAAGTGTTATCTAAAAAGCGAAAACGTTCAAAAAATGAACAATTTGAAAATGTTTGGTTTATTGCGTTCGGAAAAATGTGACATAATTTTCAAAATTTTCGTCACGTTCCACCTCAGGGTTGTTTTTCAAAAAAGGCACACAAAGAATCTAAAAAGTTATTGAGTAAACGTAGCTGGCTTTTTAGTGTCTGAGTGTTCTTAGTGTTCTACCAGCTGGCTTTTTAGTGTCTGAGTGTTCTTAGTGTTCTACCAGCT